ATGGCAGCAGCTACAGATGCGTACCACTAAATTCTCTATCATTGACTACAACCCCTCATTTACGGATGACCACTGGCTATGCACACTGAATAAAGAGCCTAAGACTTATCATTTTATCACAACTTACAGAGATAATCCATTCTTGGAACAAAAGGTTATTGATGAAATCGAAAGCCTTAAATACAAGAATACTTCGCTGTGGCGCATTTATGGTCTTGGGCTGCAAGCAATGGTAGAAGGCTTGATATTTGAGAATGTAGAGGTAATAGACGAGATACCACGTTGGCACAAGAAACATCACTACAGAGGTATAGACTTCGGTTATACCAACGACCCAACTGCCATCGTGGATGTGTACATCAATGATTGTGCACTGTGGATTGACGAAGTATGCTACCAGACGCACATGCTTGCTGCTGACATAATACGCGTACTGAAGGATGCAAATAAAGAATGCGGTGAAAACGTAGAGATTATCTCAGAGAGCGCAGACCCTCGCCTAATTGATGAGATTGCCAACGCTGGACTTGATATACACCCCGTGCGGAAATTCTCTGGTTCAATTATGGCTGGTATTAACAAGATGCAGGAAATGAAGATATATGTAACGAGGAAAAGTATAAACGTGCAGAAAGAGTTCCGTAATTACACATACCGACAGAACAAAGAGGGCAAGTGGTTAAATGAGCCTATCGATGCCTATAATCACTGCTTTGTCGGGAGTACTCTTATTCTTACTAAATGTGGTTTAAAACGGATAAGCCAAATGCAAGTTGGTGAATACGTCCTAACATCGAAAGGATATAGGAGAGTGAAAAAGGTCTTCGCAAACGGGAATAAACAAGTAAACAAATATACAATAACATCGGTAGCAGGAGATGTGTATACACTCATTTGTACACCGAATCATCGAATCAAAACCAAAAAAGGATGGAAACAAGTACAAGAATTAACTCAGATGGATACGTTGTATACGTACAACGATTTAACGGCAAAGACTACAAATTATACAAGGGCGAAAAATACTATTCCAGAGGAACGAAACGCTTACACAGAGTTGTATGGGAATACTACAATGGCGCAATCCCCAAAGGGTATCACATACACCACAAAGATAACAACCCACACAACAACGAAATATCAAATCTTGAAATGCTTAACGGACATGACCATCTTTCAAATCATGCTTGCATACATTGTCAAGATGAAGAATATCTTGCTAAGGCTCGTAAAAACATGGATAATGCTCGCATTTACGCGAACAAGTGGCATCGTTCGGACATTGGTCGTAAATGGCATTCAATTCATGCAAGGATTATTGCGCAACTTGTTCAGCCTAAAGACCTCGTCTGCATCCAGTGTGGCACATCGTTTAAGTCAAAGAAAGGAGATGCGAAGTTCTGCTCTAATAATTGCAAGTCAAAGTACAGACGAGAATTGCACGTTGATGATGAAGAACGCGTCTGCATTTGGTGTGGAAAAACTTTCACTATCAACAAATATTCAAGAAGTAAATGCTGTTCAAGAATTTGTGCTGGAAAGTATTCATGTGCAAGACGCAAACATTCAAAAAGTCTATGATATAGAAGTTGAAGATGTTCATGAATACTACGCAAATGGCATCCTTGTACATAATTGCATGGACGGCATACGCTATGTTGTTCTTGACGAGTTATTAGGTCAGAACAGCAACGGACTTGACGCTGACGAATTTATCGATTTAATGTAACAAATAATGAAACCTATAACAGAAATAATGGCATTGGGCGACCCGATGCAGATATACACCTTGCTAACATCGCGTAAGCAGGGCTTTAAGAAATCAATAGAAGAAACAGAAGCCGAATACAACCCAATGCTTCATGCTGTAATGGATGAAACCAAGCGCAAGAAGAAGGCTATAAAGGTTAAGACCGATAAAAAGGATGAGAATGGGAATGCAGTTTACAAGAAAAAGTTTATTGACAGATGTCGCATCGCTGTTCCTGCTCAACGATTGATATGCGAGCGCGATGTAGGCTTTCTCTTGTCCGAAGAAGTGAAGTATAACATCAAGGGTGTTGTTGATGCGAGTTTGCAAGAGTTGTACAATGAAACCATATCAGTATTCCAAAACAACAAAATAAACTACTTTGACAAGCGTCTTGCCCGTAATTTGTTCCGTTGTCGTGAATGCGCTGAGTTGTGGTATATGGTGCCAAAAGACGATGACAGCGGATATGATATTCGTGTGATGATGTTATCTCCATTGCGTGGTGATATTCTGTACCCTCACTTCGATGATTATCATCGCATGGATGGCTTCGCGCGGAAATACAATGTTCTTGACGAGTTAGGAAATACAACTGTGCATTTTGATGTGTACACATCTTCAATGCTATACAGATATGTAAATGATGGCGAGAACCTTGTATTGCTTGACGCAAAGACACATGGCTTTGGGAAAATCCCAGTCGTGTATTACAGACAAGACGAAACGGAATGGGAATCAGTGCAGCCCGTAATTGAGCGACTTGAAGAATTGCTCTCTAATTGGGGGGATGTGAATGATTACTTTGGTGCGCCAACTTACTTCTTCAAAGGCAAGATGAAAGGCTTTGCCGAGAAAGGAGAGGTCGGCAGAATATATCAAGGCGAAGGCGAGGGCGCAGACATGAAGGTTGTTTCATGGAACTCAGCACCTGAGAGCATGCGTCAAGAAGTGGCTAATCTTACGAACATCATATTCTCGTACACACAGACACCTGACGTTTCGTTTGAAAACATGAAAACCCTTGGCAACAATACAAGTGGTGCAGCCATTCGACTAATGTTTACCGACCCACACTTGAAGGCAGAAACAAAGGTTGAGCTATTTGGCGAGATGTTTACAAGACGCTTTAATATTGTAAAGAATGGTATTGCGAACTTAATAAAAGCAACACCTCAGCGCATTGTGGATTCGTTGCAGGTTGAGCCAGTTTTCACTCCGTACATTCCAAAGAATGAGATGGAAACGCTGCAACTAATCAACCTTTCAACACAAGGCAAGGCTACCATGTCACAAGAGGATGGTGTTAAGCTAAACCCCCTTGTGAACAATCCAGAGCAAACGATTAAGCAGTTGCAGGCAGAAAGTGCAGCACAAGCCAAGTTAGACATATTTGCTTCCGCTGTCAATGGAGAGCAAAATGGAGAAGAATAATGTATGTCAATTCAAAAGAACATAATAAAATTACTTCTGCACGTTTCGTCTGATTTCAATAAGTTGTACAACCATGTTATAGATGAGTTAACGAAGGCAACTATTGTTTCAACGGAACGAGTTACACCAGAAGAACTTTATAAGATTTCAAATGCTTGCACCCCCACCGAAAAGGAAAGGGTGCAAGCTATACTTGATTCTTATAAGCAAGCGTTACAATCCCTTATTCAGCAAGGGATAACGCGTGCAGTTATGCTTTCAACAATAACTCAACAAAAGGCTTTTGAAGCATATACACGTATGCAGGGCGAAGCCGTTGATGAATGGAGGAATAAGACTGCTAATGCGTTTATACGTAGCAGAAGGGATAGAACAGACGGACTGAATCTGTCTGATAGAGTTTGGAATTACACACAACAGACAAAAGCTGAGTTTGAACTTGCAATGTCTAATGCTATAGAGAATGGCATTAAAAAGGGAGAATCGGCTGAAAGCCTTGGTCGCAAGATACGTCAGCATTTGAACAACCCTGATATGATGTACAGACGCTATCATGTCAAGAAGGCTATGTCAGATGGCACGAAGAAAGATGTGATAGAATGGCGTAGGCGAGTTGTGGACGAAGAAGGGAATGTGCATTTCGTAAAAGAGGACTTAGCTAAAGTTGGTACTGGGGTTTATCGCTCTGCGCGTCAAAATGCCTTGCGCCTAACCATTACCGAAACAAACATGGCTTACAACTTCGCTAATTGTGAAAGGTGGAGTAGTGAGCCGTTTGTGCTTGGTATACGTATTCGCTTATCGGGCAATCATCCAAAGGAGGATATATGCGATGAGCTTGCTGGCGATTACCCGAAAGATTTCATGTGGCGCGGATGGCATCCACGTTGCATGTGTTCTGCTTCGTCAATTCTAATTGATAGAGATAGCGAAGAATGGAAATATTTGCGCTCTCTGCCCGAAAAAGAATACAAGGCTTACAAATCCCCCAACCTTGTACAAAACGTGCCTGAAAAGTTCTCTAAATGGTGCGAGCGCAATGCTAAGAAATTGGACTTGGCGCGTGAAAAAGGGAAATTGCCTTACTTCGTGAAGGATAACGAACGTGTCGTAGGTAATTTGCTCGGATGGGAGGAGAAGCAAGGGACAGAATCAATGTCAAGCCGTGAGAAAATACTTGCAGCTGCAAAGGCTCGTCATGAAGCGAGAACTGATAAGCAAATAAGAACTATAAAAAATGCTTGGTTTGAACGATATTGGAAAAACCTTGATGAGATTACATATCGCAAGGGTGATGGGGTTATAGCCATTTCTAAATTTGTAAATCATTCTGACAATGATTTTAATAAACTAATACAAGTGGCAGAACATTTTGCAAAGAATGGTTCAAGAGTGATTCTTACCCCCAAAATGAAGCGTCCTCCTGAATTTGAGTATTCAAAGTATTATAAATCTTTAATCGGCACTAAATATGAGGGTAAATGCCCAGATTTGAACGTTGATGGAGAGTGGTATGAGCATGAAGGATTTATATCGAACAATCCCAAAAACGCATTTAGGAATATGATTAAAGATGGTCTCTTACAAAGCAATCGTTTGGTGATAGATAAACCAAACTTAACTGAACGTTTTATGAAGAGAGGACTTTATAATCGAATAAATAATGGTGAAGATATAGAAGAAATTTGGCTTCGATATCAAGATGGCGAAATAAAACTATTGTTCAAAAAAACGGATGGTCAGCAATAATTGCTGACCCCCGCTGTCGAGGAATCGGTAGTCATTAGCTACGGAATCCCCATTGCAAAGGTATGGATTTTAGCCATACCTTGCAAGTTTTTATGATTATTTTTTTGATAAGCATTCCTTGCAAATACGACAAGCATTGCAAGGAGTGCTTTTTACATCTCAATTTCCCAAAAGTAAAGCATCGTTTCAAAATACTTTTCTATTACATCAGGTCGTTGCGGTAACGCTTCCTTGTCTTTGCTGACGAAATAAAGACACGATTTAAATTTACCTTTCAGGATCCTTATGCTGGGTTTGTGCTGCTCCGCATACGTTGCAAGATTGCAACCTAAAAGAATATCTGTTGAAGAGATAGTTCTATTTATTGTGTGTAAGAGGAATTGGTATGCTTTCATAACTCACTTTGTTATTCAATTTTCCAAAGATACTGTTTCTCGTTCGTGCATAGGGTAAGTATTACATCAGGCTCATCAAGATATGATAATAACTTGAATGAGGTATAATACAGAGCACGGGGTGAAAGTTTTCCCTTCAAGATTGTAAGACGCTTGCCTTTCTTTTCCTCGCGCAAATATGCGTTTCCGTTGAAGATTGAGCATCTATTTAACGCTAATAAAATATCTTTTGCCCTCATATCGTCTTAATCTATAAAGTCATTGAAAGTTGTAACCTCTGTGCCCTCAGAATAAGGTTTCCTTTTGCAGACATAACCCTTCCATGTTCCGTAAGTATAAACTCGGAATATGTGGTATCCTGCTTCCCTGAGAGCTTTAAACGCTGCTTGCATTTCGCAGCCGTTGAACTTTATCATTGAATCTTTGTCGTCTTTATCATAGCTATCGAATCCCCAACCAGTAATTTTTTCGCGCTTTGATATTTTTACGTATAATGTTGCATTTCTGTATCGTGTTGATGTTGGGTCTTTATATGGGTGGAAGCAATTCCAATGGCTATTTGAAAGGAATGCTTCACAAATGTATTGAACCACTTCTTGGCGTACTTCTGAAGGTTGTACATAATCGTTCAGAGGAATGTTTACTGTTATTTCCATTGCTGTTTTAGATTAAATTCGTATGATTGTTTTTGCCACATCTTCACCCCACAAATTGACTATTGTGTTATATGCGTCTTTATCGCCATCCCAAGCAAACATGCTCTCATAGTTGTTGTACTCAAAGAAGTAAGCTTCTTGTGGGTCGCATTTAGTTGGTATTTCCTTATCCCTATTGTCGTAAAAATCAAGGAAAGCTTTAATAGATTCGGGTGTTCCGAAAACACCACTCTTGCTCTTGGAGATTTTGTCGCCATTTGAAATAAAACCGAGTTCGACAAGATGGCTGTACCCTTTATCGAATTGTTCTTGATTGAAAGCAAAGAATACACCATATTCATCAACGTCAGGATGTGTGTCGTATCTCAATTCGTGATACAATGATGCTGTCTTTGGATTGAGCATTACCACGCTGCCATCGGTGCAAATCCAGTCAACGAAATAAATGAGCGTGCCCTGAGTTGTTTTTACGCGTTTTATAGCATCTGGATTCTCGCGCTTAGTGATTGCATAACTCTTGGCGAAACGCACGTCTAAACCGCATTTAATTGCGTATTGATAATCTTTGTTATTGTACATTGTTGTTTCGTTTTTAGCAAGGAGAGTTCTTGTGCTCCCCTTGCATTGTTGTTTTAGATATTGTATTGTTCAGCCAAGAATTTAACCATCGCTCTGTTTTGAGGTAGCAAAGAAGGGATTTCCATGCTGTCAGCTTTATAGAGTTCCGTAGCAGCGTTATACACGCTCCATACGGTAGTTTTACCCGTTTCATGATAGTTTAACAGCAGAAGCTCGGTAAAGCGTGAAATTTGCGCTTGATTAAGCGGATAAACGCAAGGTGCTTTGATAGCCTTGTTACTTGTATCGCATTTAACGCGGATAGTAGTAAGCATGCCTATCAGCTGAAAGACTTGTTCTGCCGAAAGTTCAATAGCTTTCATTCGTTCCATGCGTTCGCGGTCACTCACAATGAGGTGTCGAGCGTCAACGAGCCATGACTTGATAACATCAAGAACATCTTGAATGGTAACTTTATCTCCACGACCAGTACCCTTCTCAGCATACGTAGAAATATAGCTCTCAGCATTGAGCATACATTGGTTGTGACATATCTTTACCATATTGCCGAACCCTGCTTGAATACCTTTTTGGTGAAAAGCGACAGCAATGTTGGTTGTATTATCGTCATCGTCAAAATCCGTGATACGAATATTCGCGAATACTCTACGCAAGATGTGTGCTTCTACAGCCTTATCTCCGTACTGGGCTTCCACTTGTGGGAGGAGCACAACACCAGGCTGAGCGCGGTCTTTATTTTGTGCAGCAAAGAGGTCGTAAACCTCCACGTTGAAATGCTGCTCATTGCACATATCGATAACCTTGTTGAGTAAATCGAAGTGGTAGATACCTTTCAAAGGTTGATTGTACACATCATTTTCTTTGTGAGTGCGTGCAAGTTGTTCAAGTGTGATTGTCTGCACCTTTGCTTTGTCGAAGTCGAAAAATTTATTATCCATTGTAGTATGGTTTTATATTGTTGTTATGTTGTTTGTTATCAAATTAAAAATGCGCTTAAGGTTATCGCCAAACCCTTGAAGAACTCATGTGCGGTATACGTTGCACATTCCTATCGGCTTTTCAGTTGTTTTGCTCAACCCAATCACGATATGGGGCGGTTACGTTGTCTCGGATTTACTCTTCTCTGAGGTTTTGCCGTTGTCTCGCACCACGTTGGTGTAGTCTACCCAGTTTGCTTCCTGCCCATTTTTTTGCGGTTGGAATGTCGCGAAGAAACCTGAAAAGAATATCCCGTAACCAATCCATGTACATGCTTGTGAGTAAGGTGGAATCGAACCACCCGAGACACCAAGGTTACCCTCTTATGGTTAAAGTACATATATTCTTTCGTACTTATTTAAATTTCCGTCAACGAAGTCGATTATTTTTTGGCAATCTTCTTCAGTAAAAAGATGTGATTGTCCGTCATCTAAAAAACATTCTAAATAAAATTTCGCGAAATCTAATGGTGTTTGTCCGTAAGCTGCTGCTGCGAATAACACCTGATTACTCTTTTCTGATATAGAAATTTTTAAACTTCTATTATTATGCGTAAGGAAATAAACTTCCTCGAATGTAGCTTTCGTTTCCATTGTCGTTTTATTTAGAGAAGTCATTGACAAAATCATACTCAGCAATGGTCTTTAATGCTTTTTTGAACTCGTATTGTATCATTTTCAGATTCAGAAGTGCAATTCTAATTGCGTCCGCACTTCTTTGTTCTGGCTGCTTTGAAAGTTCTTCTTTCAAGTCCTTTGTGTTATCGAGAAAGAATTTTTCAAGAGTGTCAATTCTGTTGATGTCGTTGATTATGTTCATTGTCGTTTTGTTTTAAGTTGTTATCGTTTTTTTGTTGTAGGTGTGAGGGGAGTCGAACCCCTGCAAGCTACTAAGGTTTCCCTTTTACTGATAATTTTCTATTGTGTCGTATACATCATCAAAATCCCGTATTATTATCTGACTCTTTATCGGCTCTCTGTAAGATACCTTGAACAATTCTTCACCCATGTAGCATTCTTCGCGACCATTATAAGGGTTAATATAGAAACCATATTCATCAAAAATCCAACTCTTGCCAGTTTCTTTCCAAGTACAATATTTCATTGTTGTTTTGTTTTTAAATTGTTTCTTACTTTATTTCTTAAATGCGTTGCAAAGATATAACTAAAATATATTTCTACCAAATAAAAATATAAGAAAATTATGTATTAAATATATTTTTATTTTTTATATCTCGCAATTTCTCTGTATTTTTGCTTGAAAACCAACGAGTTAGGGATATTTTCTCAAAAACGAAGAAAAATCACGATTTCTCAGAAATAACGAAAAATCTATGGCAAACTACAGAAATGAACTACTAAACAAATCGACATCGGCAGAAAAATCCGTGTGTAGAATACTAAGCGCATTGAATGTGCAATTTATAAGGCAGTACCCAGTTAGAACGGCACGAAAGTGCTTTTATATAGATATATACATACCAACGCTCAAACTTGCTATTGAGGTAGATGGTAAATACCATTTCACGGACAACCAAAAGCGACTTGACAGCAACAGAAGTGCGTGCTTGCGTAGGTTGGGAATGCACATATATAGGATAAACAATTCAAATGCCTATTCCGCAAACAAGGTCAAGAAACTACTAAAAGCGTTCCAAAATAAGGAAAATGCAAGGAAAATGTCGAAAATCTAAATTCAACATCAAAAGCAACAAACATAACTATCTACATTTGTGATTATCATTTAATAAAAAATCTAATGAAGAAGAAACTGATTAACGCGTTGAAAACCTTGTATCATGACAAGGGTTTTAACCAAACGGAACTTGAGGAGTTGGCAGACATTGTTGGTCAAAATCTCACAGAAGATTCTACAGAGGACGATATTAACAACGCTGCAAGCGGTGCATCGGTTTATGTAGGCTTTATGCAGAAGTTCGGTAATCGTTGTGCATCTGCCGTTGAAAATAAGTACAAAGGCTATATTAAGCCAGAGCCTAAGCAGCCCGAGCCGAAAAAGCCAGAAGGAACATTGACAAAGGAACAAGTTGAAGAAATGCTTAAAACGGGTATTGCTGACGCATTAAAGCCCTACAAGGAAGCAGAGCAGAACAAGCGACTTGCAGGTATCTTGTCTGCACATAGCAAACTAAAGAACATACCCAGCAAATTCGTTGGACGCTACAAACTTGAAAAAGAGGAAGATGCAGACAATCTTGCTTCTCAGATTGAACAAGACTACGCGGAAGAGCGAAAAGAAATTCTGTCATCATTGGGAATTTCCGATGTACCACCTCTTGGTAATGGTAGCGCAGATTCGGATGATGATTTTCTTAAGAAAATGCAATCGGCACAGAAGGCTCTTGCCCCTAAGTCTGAATAAGTAACTAATAAAAAAGAAACAAGATGATTTACAAAGAAACAATCCCTTCGAATATTCCTGAAGGTGTTTGGGATGAAAAGTCTTGCGTGCGTAGACAGAGCGGTTTTACTATTGACCAATCTAAGTTGCCTGCAACATTGAAATGGTTGTCTAAGGGTGCTCCCCTTGCGCTTAATTCAAACGGAAAGGTCGTATTGTGCAAGACAGCTAAGGTTTACGAAAACGCTACTGAATCGGCTACGGAAATCAAGGTTGACAAGAATCATAACTTTATGGTTGGCGACACTATCGCAGGTTCTGCCATTAGTGCTATTGACTCAAGCAATGAAAACTTTGACAAATTCACAATCGCTGAACTTGCGGAGAAAGCCGATAAGGGAGCAGTCCTTGATGATGGTAATGCAAGCAATGTCGTAGGTCTTAATTACGCAACAGTCGAATTGGACGGCATGCAGAGTTGCACACCAACCCTACAAGCATACGAAATTGAGGAAGATACATTGCCTTACTACCTCAATGACGCAATCAAAACTGCACTTACTTCGCGTCATGCGTTTAAGCTTTAAGTACTAACACAAAAACATTAACAAATATGGATTCTTTAATCAAAGAGCTTGAAAAACCGAAGCGTTTTGACGCCTTTATTCAAGAGCAGATGAAGAACTCAACCTATGTTGCCGAGTGGAAGAGCGAGATGCCTTCGCCAGAATATTGCGCATCTAAGGTTTATAATGCTTATGTTGCAGAATATGCAGCAGCAATGGTTGGCTCAGTCATCGACAAGAATGGTGAAAAACCCACTCATCAGATGCCAACTGCAAAGCAGTTGATTGGTTCACTGAGCCGTATTGCCGATGAGTGGCAAATGGATAACGATAGACTTGACCAATACTATTTCCTCGAAAACCGATACCGAGATAAGCAGTATTCGTTCTCGCAGGAGCAGCGTAACGTAGAGTATGCTAAGTTGGTTAAGTTCCTCTTTGACCCGTTCGAGAAGGCTGTAATCGCTCCTCATAAGCGTATTGATATGCTCTACTTTGAGGGCTTATTCAACGGCACACAGACCGTAAACGACAGCAATAACACAAAATCAGGCGTAACTTACACATACAAAATTGGTGTTAAGAAGTTTTATGCTAAAGTTGCTGCATGGGGTAACGAAAAATCTACTCCTCTTGACGATATTCAAGAGATTGTGGACTACCTTGGTTCAATCGGTAAGACTGTCTTGAAGATGCGTATGAGTGTGCGTACCTTCCGCAAGATGTGCAAATCAAAGCAGTTGCGTGATGTATTCAAGTTGAAACTTGGCAAGGTTGATGTATCAGCTGCACGTGTATCTTATAACGAAGTAAATCAGTATCTCGAATCGATTCTGTTACCGACTATCACAATCGAGAAGGAGCGTTACTGCCTCCTTGCTGATGGCAAATCAACGAACATGACAAAGGATGACCGCGTTGTGTTCCAGTGCGCTAATACAGTTGCGGTGTTGAAAGTTGCAGACACTCTTGAATCGGTTGACCCGTTGCCAAACAAGACTTACTCTACATACGACAACAATCAAGTTGGTATGTGGCGCAATGAAAAGGGACGTTTCATTGATTATGAGATGTGGGCGCACCCCGTGTTTACTGGCAAGGAGGACTACTTCATTCTTGAAACCGACAAGACAGAAGCAGAAGTAGTTAAAGAGCAAGAAGCAAGTAAAGTATAAACTACATAGATTGATTTTTGTTGAGTTAGTTATATGAATAACAGAGAAGCAGTTGCAGCCACTATTGAACCTTATAGTGTGTCTGATGATAGCTTGGATAAAGCATTGATAGATGCAGGAGAACGCTTCGGAGAATGTGACCCCGAAGACACCTATTCTTTAATGGGAAAGAAGTGTGTTGCACTTGCTTCGATGTTATGCTTATCGAAATTGCGAGTTCTTGAAAGCGAAAACATCGGAGGTATTTCGCAATCGTATGCTATTACCAAGATTGACAAAGCTATTCAAGCTATAGCCAATGACGCAGGAATATCAGCAGACCTCGTTCTTGCTGATGATGGCGAAAACACAATTAAAGTAATAAGTATATGAAACTCGATGATTCTATCCAACTACAAAAAAGAATAGAGGGTACAGACGAACAACTCAACCCTACAGAAATAACTGAATGGCTTGAGCTTGGTAAATGCAAGATTATCCCCAACAATTCTGCAGCTAAGATAAGCGGACACGATGGGCATGATTACTCCTATTCTTACACGATTTTCCTACGAAAACCAAAGAGCAATGACAATATCCCTCGCGAGAATGATTTGGTACACATCACAAAGAAAGATGGTACTATTGATAAGGACATTCGCGTGATTGGATTTGTTACATTACGAAATTGGCTAAAGTTATGGCTAAAGTAGAAAGCTTTGGATTCGATGAGGTGCTGAGGAAACTTGGTTCACAGAGAAGCAGCCAGAAACCACAATTTGACACTCGCATCCTAAGGGAATTGACAGTCATTGCCGAAAAAACTTGCAATATGGCTCGCGATACCTACCCTTCACGTGATAGCGGAGGGTACGACGACCACACACGCAATCTTCGTGGAAGCATTGGATTTAAAATTTTCTTTGAAAGCAAGGAAGTTACAAGTGGTGGTTTTGATGGCAGAGGTAGTGCTGAGGGCGAGAGTGCTGCTCGAACTGCATTAGGCAAATTTGAAGCGAAAGGCTCTTTGTGGGAAGTCGTGGTTGTAGCTGGAATGGAATACGCACGATACGTTGAAGCGAAAGGCTGCAATGTAATATCATTCTTGCAAAGTTCTCTCGATAAGAAAATAAAAAAACTTATTCAAGACATAAACGATAACAAGATATGAACGGAATGCAAGCAGTAACAGACCTTGCGCTATATTTGAGCAAGAAGATAAATGACGTAGCGGTGTTCAAAATAGAGAAGCCCGTGAATTACGCATTACCTTACATCTGCTTGAATTACCTTTCAATCTCATACGGCTCGTGGGTTAATACAAGTTGCATTGTGAATGTCAATATTCACGTACCAGACTTGAATAACGGAATGCCTGACACGATAAAACTGCAACAAATAAGTCAAAGCGTGATGGAGTTAATTCCACCAAAGAACACCACGACCGAAGATGACGAGCGTGAGCTTATTATCAATGGTAGTTGGTATCACTTAGAAGCTGATAGTAACTGCATTAAAGACATTGATAATACTCACTTCGTCAATCTTAGAGTTCAAGTAACATTTACAAACTAAGCATTAAACGGCAATGGCAAATAAAACTGGTGCATGGGGTATTAAGCATATTAAATTTGCTCCCCTTGTAAACAATCCAAACACTAAAGGTGGCTCGTATAATGGAGAAACACTTACTGCTACCCCTGCTTTCCCTTCTAAGTGGACTGAGTTTCAGTTGAAAGCAATCGTTAAGGATTCACTTACCTTTAACGATCAAGCACCTTCTACAAACAATATTGAAATTGAGGATAGTGATACCTATTACGCTACGTTGCAGAGTGACGCAGGTACAGAGGGCTTCACTGTTCAGGTCTACGATATGAGTAAGGAAGCTGCAATGTTTTTCTTCGGCTACAAGGAGGGTACAGACGGCTATATTGAGGAAGACCCAAAATTCAAGTTGCAGAATCATGCCATCCAGATTCAGACGAGAAGTACAAGTGAGTTCCCCTCTAAGATATTCGAGTGGGCAAACATGAAGCTCGTTGTAACTAAGAGTGGTACGATTGGTAAAAGTGGTTTCCCGAATATCAATATCGAATGTACAAAGCAAGCGGTCTTCGATGTCCTTACTGGCGATGAAATGCCCTCGGCACGATGGAAACCCGATGCAGGGACTACATCAGATAATACTGGACACGACCACGCAAAAAACGTCTAATTGTTTCAGATATAGATGAGCAAATAATCGATGAAATGGGTAGATATTTGATTGAATTTATCTGAAACACTAAAATTAAGGAACAAGCAGCGTTATAGTAAATTCATAATAACGCTGCTTTTTAAAATTCTATATATGAGTACTTCTGCAACAATAAAAGAAAAAGGCACTTGGATTAGGTTTGGCTTGTTACCTTTTTACATCCGTCCTATGACCCTTGGGCAAATTTGGGAGATTGGAGAATTAGTAGAAAAATGCGATGTAATTGAACTGGAAGGTCGCTTTAATGCTATCGAAGAAATATTGAAGCATTCAAAAGATTTACGATTATTGCAAAAGGTTGTAGTAAAAGCTGTTTTTCGCAGTGGATTACTAAGGTTTTTGCTTGGTTGGTACATTAAAAGGAAAACAACAATGAGCGTATATGGAAAGGTTATTTCATATTGTGCTGAAAGTTTCAATGCTCCATTTTTTTTTCAATCTATGACTTTCCTAAGAGGGTCAAAACAAGCGACGATGAATACTCGAGAAGCACAAGTCCATGGGGCTTCATCGGAGGAATCATGAAGTATTTCCGCATGAGCTACGATGAGGTGGTCTTTAAACGCAGCTATCTCAATTTGCTCTTGCTGAATGCAGCAATCCCTTCAATCAAGCCTTTAGATGAAGATAATGAAGATGAACCACAAAGCAATAATAACACAAATCAAGTAAAACCAAAGCGCAAGAGCTACGCTAAGAATGACAATGGTAATAGCTTTTTTGCTTCTCTAATGTAAATAAACGATATGGAAGATATTGATGGCGCAATAGGCATCAGAGCCACGATTGATGCAAGTGATATTCAGAAAAGTGCGCAAGAATGGGTTGACACCATAATGAATATGCAGTCTAAAACGAACGAAGTTGTGCAAGGGATGAATGAAAGTTTATCTTCAATGCAAAAGCAAGTTGACGAGTTCGGTAGGGCTGTGAATGGTATGTCCGTTTCGGAAATAGGCAACAAACTCAATGAAGCAAAGGCAAATTTCGTTGAACTTGGGCAGACCATAGAGCAACAAAAGGTCGTTATAGCAGATATAACGTCTGCAGTACAAGATTATGCTCGTGCTTACAAAGAAGCTAAAGAAAGCGGTAATACGAACGAAATAAAGGCTGCAAAAGAAGCCCTTGACGAAGCAAAAGATAGCCTTACACTCGCAAAGAATGAACAGCATGGTTTCACGGAAGAGCAAAAGAAAGCAAAGGCTCAAATTACAGAATTAACACAAGCGTACAAAGAAATTCAATCTTCACAACCTACATTTGACAATGTTGTAAGCGGTGCTACAACTGCAACGGAAAAAATAGAAGCATTGCGCCAATCCTTTAATACCTTTCAACAAAACTTACAGTCACAACAAAGTGCTATCGATTCATTATCTGCTGATAGTGCAAACGCATCGTCTGTTGGTGAAAATGGTGTAAGGAATCTTGTACAAACAGTAGAAACGAGGTATATTGTTGAAGGAGCAGATGAGGTGCAAGCTAAGAATGAAGCTGTATCTTCTACTATTAAGAACGTACAAGCATCATACGCTGCTGCTGCTGCAACGGCACAAACTGCATATAATGAACAGAAGAATGTCGTACAAGCACTTGAAGGTCAAATAAAAAACCTTCAAACAATAATGCAAGAAGCGGTAAAGGCAGGAGATATGTCTTCTGCAACCGAGATTGCATCGCAAATACAACAACTTGAAACGAGTTTAATCAATGCAAAGAACCGACTTGTAGAACTTCAAAATCAATCTAAGCAGGCAAATCAAAACTTACTTGACTTTGGGCGAGTTAGTGCTGATGTGTCACAAAGGGCTGAGCAACAAACTTCTGCATGGGGTAGGCTAAAGGAAAGAATCTCACAACTTGGTGATGGTGTTTCTAATTTTGCAAACAACCAACTCCAGAGTGCTAAGGGTGTAATTTCGTCTTTTACTTCTCAGATTGACGGAATGGGGATTCCACTTAGTAATAGCATTGCAGGAATGAAGCAATTAACGCTTGCTTCATTGCGTTTTATTGCAACTCCAGTTGGTGCTGTTTTAGGAGCTATTGTCTTATACCTAAAAGCAGTTCATACGTGGTTAAACAAGAGTGCTGAAGGTCAAAAGAAAATGGCTCAAATATCTGCTTTCTTTGGCAGTATTATGGCATCTGTTACTGATATTGTAGTCGCATTCGGTGGTTATTTGTTTAAAACTCTCACTGGTTCTAATAAAGCTGTGAGTGTATTTATAAACAACTTTGTTACAACCTTTAAGAATGGCTTCTATGCGGTTAAAGATTTAGTTGTTGGTTTTGGTGCTATCTTTAAAGGTGTTTGGGGTGTTATAAATGGTGATATAGAAAAAGGTTGGGAAGCTATTAAGCAAGGTGCATCCCAAATGGGCACGGGTTTTAAAGAAGCATTGCAAGCTGTTATAAGTCATAACAAAACATGGGTTTCAGCTATTGGTGCAGCCTATTCAACTGTTAAAGGTTTGTTTACGGATAAGGAATTGAGTAATTCTTTGACAAAAGCATTCACTAATCTTATTCCAAATGCAAAGAAATCAGCACGATTAGCTCTTGAAAATCTAAACTTAGCAAAAGAAGAAGGTGAAACGAAACTACGTAATGCAAAACTGCAAGATAGAATTGATGAGCAGCAAAACAAGATTTATTCGCTACAAGGCAAAGAAAAAGACGCAGCGATAGAAAAGCTTAAAGCAATGAAATTGCAGCTATATTATGGTAGACAATTAGCTGATGGTACGCATGAAAGTGGTTTGTTGGATATCGCGAATAAGAGATTGGCTATTACTAAAGCACAAAATGACATGCACGTCAAGAATCTTAGCCAATTATCCGAAGAAAGAAATCTTCAAACGGAAATATATCTTACAGAATCTAAAGCACATGCTTCTGTACGAATGCTAAACCGTATGCAAGCAGCTAATATACGAAGTATGAACTCTAAAGCAAATAGTGCTTCAAAACGAGAATTAAATCAGCATAATGCGATAACGTCAGCGTCAGGTAAATTAGCGGAAGTCGTTAATCAAAATGCTATTGAAGAAGCTGCTGCTAATGTGTCACTTGAAGAAAGTTTGGCAAATGCTCGTATTAAAGCGATGAAAGATGGATACGCACGTACAAGGGCAGAAAAAGCACAGCAAAATAAAGAAGAATTGCTTGCAATCGAACAGCAACGTATTAAAGCAGTTGAAGCAGAGAAAAAAAGGCAAAAAGCCGAATTTGATGCTACGCAAGCATTGATTAAAGCACGTGGTGGTAGAGTGTCTAAGTGGAATGAAGATAAAGATTTAGACAAAGGTAAGATTGATAAAATAAATGAACAATTTAATCAATTAAAAGACTTTAAGCAAGAATCTCAAAATAGAAGTACTATCGATGAACTTGCTAAAGAATATGACAAGCAAGAAGTCGAAAAAATAAATAAACTAAACAAGCTAAGAGCAGATATAGCCGAACTTGAAGAGCAGTTAGCAAAGGCAACTTCGGAAGCCGAAAAGAACGAGCTAAACAAGTTACGCCAAAATGCGCAAGCGCAATTAGATTGGGTATCTCAGTCCAAAGACGCATGGAACGATTACTATCAGAAGTACGGAACATTCCTTGAAAAGCGTGCTGCACTTGAAGAAAAGTTCTTGCATGATACGCAAGGGCTTGATAAAAACTCTCCAGAATACAAAGCTAAGTATGAAGAATATAAACAAAACAAATCATCACTTAGCACAAGTGAGCTAAAGTCAAATATTGATTGGAGTAGCGTTTTTTCTGATATTGGAATGATGAGTAGCAAGATGGCAAAAATACAACTTGCTAATCTTCAAGCCTATACTCAGACAGACGAATACAAAGGGTTAGAAGCTAAAGATAAACAAGCTATATCGGAAGCAATCGATAAGCTCGAGAAAGAAGCAGGTCCACAAATCATTGGTTCATTCAAGAATTTCGGTAAAGCTGTAGATGCCTATAGAAAACAATTAGTAACGCTTTCAGTATTACAAGACAACGAGATTAAGGCGCAAAACGCTCTTACCGAAGCTAAGGAAGTTGAAGCGCAAAAAACTCAAGAACTTGCTGATGCACAAGAAAGACTAAAACAAGCAACGGAATCTGGAAAAGATGCAGATATACAAGCAGCGCAGAAAAATCTTGAAGCAGCACAAAAGAATCTAAAAAGCGCACAAGAAAACTATGTAACAGCAAAGAAAAACGCAGACGATTCAAGTAATGCTGTTAGAACTCAAACAGATATAACCAAGCAGTCGAGGGATGATGTAAAGAAACATGGTAAGAATCTGACTTCTTCATTCGATACAATAACAAGTGTATTTCAAAATCTGAAATCAGGTTCTCTTAGCGGTACGTTCAATAGTATCGTATCTCTTGTTGATGCTTTTAAACATGTTAAGGAAGCTTCAAATAAAACTGCAAAACAACAAGAAAAGGATGCTCAATCTAATTCAGTATCCGCAGGACAAACAGAGCAAGCTCAAAAAGAAACAAGCAAGGCTATCGCAGCTACTGGTCAAGCTTTGCAAGTAATTCCGAATGCATGGACACAAGCTATTGGTGCTGTTCTTTCTGTGTTAGATATTTTGGGCGATGACCTTGAAGGCGGTATTGGTAATTTAGCAGGAACATTGCTTGAAAAGGTTGGCAATATTATAGAAACATTGCTTAGTCAAATAGGAAGCGGTAAGTTCTTCGCTGACATTGGAAAAGGTATATGGAATCTTGTTGGTGGTATTGGTAGAGGTTTTGGAGATGCATTCGGTATGCGTGATAATTGGAACTCTTACAGAAAGGCTTCTGAACAGTACGAAAAGCTTGATAAGGTTTGGACTTCTCTAATTTCAAAGAAGAAAGAGTACCTTTCCTTATCGTATGGCGATGAAGCGAAAAAAGTCGGAGAAGAATACATTGAACTCGCAAAAACCGATTTAAAAGCAACGAAATTGATTGCAAAACAATTTCTTGGTGCTTGGAAGAAAGGTTCGCACTCAGCAGGGTATAAGTTTAACGAAAAAATGAAAGGAAGTGTTGAAGGTGTTACTTGGTCTGATGTATCAAGAACAGTTGGCACTTCAATTACTGATGTTTCTCAGTTGGCAGACCTTTCCAAACAGCAACTTGAAAGTTTAAAGGAAAACTATACTGAATGGTGGGTCAAACTTCCTGAAAAGTATCAAGAATATCTTGATAGCATTATAGATAAACAAGACACTTTGGATGATGCAACACAAGACGTTCTTGAAAAACTTACTGGTGTGAAGTTCGATGACATGTACTCAAACTTTATGAGCGCACTAACAGACATGAGTAAGAGTGCAGACGATTGGGTCTCTGATTTTAAGGACAAAATCCGAAGCGCAATTATTGAGAACATGATGGGCAAAAAGGTTAAGTCATGGATGAAGGATTACACCGAAAGGTATCAAGCAGCAATGAAGGCAGGTAACGGCACAATTTCCGAAGCGCAGAAACAGCAGTTCATTGATGAAGCGAAAGAAATGAGCAATGCGTTCTACGAAGAACGGAAACAAATTACCGAAAATGTAGGGCTTGGTAAATCATCGACAGAAAGTAGTAAGTCAGGTGGCTACGCTACTGCGTCAGAAGAGAGTATCGAAGAACTTAGCGGTCGTGCGCTTGCTACCAACGAAGCTCTGTATTCAATACGCAACCAACAACTCATTGACGCTGCTACATTGGTAAGCATTAACGATGGCTTGCAAGTAATTGTAACAATCGAGAATAAGCGTAATGCGTACTACGATGAAAGTATTGAGATTCAGCGCACATCGGTTAGCCATTTAGCAGCAATCGAAAAGAACACAAATGAGCTGTATACAATGAATGCAAAATTGACTAAAATCGAAAAGAACACAAGAAACATGTAAGCGATATGATAGGGCAAGCAAAAATCAATGGCAAGGATATTTGGAGCGAGTATAGGGCTAACCTCGTTAAAGGTGCATATCAGGCACTCACGGGAACGCTCGCCTTTAAGGACTATGTTTCTAACACAAGTCGCTTAGAGGATGGCGATAGAGTTGTTCCGAGCAAATATCCAAATGTAAAATCTCGCGAGTTCACAATTCAGATTGCCGTAGAAGGAAGTGACTACGAAAGTCTGATATACAATTTTAACGCGTTATCTGAGGATGCTGCTGGATATATTGATTTCAGTGTGCCGAAATTAAAATATGGCTTCAAACTTATATTGCGCGAAGTGACTGATGCGACAGATTATAAACTGCACGATGGTAGACTTTTAAGAATCGCCAAGTTTAAGTTCTATGAGCCAAATCCGATAAACAGATTTACAGTATGAAAATATATGACCCATCAGGAGACACATCAGACGAAAATGTGCTTTACGAAATGCTCAACATTTATGAAGGGTGTATCGAGAAGTTTACTCTTATGCAAGAAGATTACATAGAACTGCATTTCAAAAGTGTAGACCCAATCTATTTTCCCATTGGGTCACACACTACGTGGAATGATAAGGAGTACTATATAATCGAAGCACAGCAGCCCTCATACGATGAAAGTACGGGTGGCTATAACTATGAGCTTAAATTTGAAGCATACTACCGAGCATGGCAGATGAAAATCTACAAATACTCGCCAGATGTTAATAAAGAGAATGGTAAAGAGGTTGATAAAGAGAATGGTACAAGAGAAGCGGAATTTAGCCTAACTGCAAATCTTGAAAACCAAGTCAACACCTTCGTTAGATGCCTTAATAAGGAGGGCTTCCGTTATAATAAGAAGGAATTCAAAAAAGATGTGCCTGATGAAAATTATTACAAAGAAGTTAAGACCATGACCTATTCATCGGTAAACTTCATTGAAGCATTAAACCAAATTGCAGACGAATGGGATGCAGAATGGTGGGTTGAAGGTAATGTTATCAAATTCGGTAAGTGCCAAGATGCAGGTGAAGCGATTGAATTTAAGTTAGGCGAAAATGTTGTTTCAATGAGCGGTTCAAGGTCTGAAACAGATTATGCTACACGAGTTTACGCATTCGGTTCAGACAAGAACTTGCCCAAGAACTACGGCAAGGGGGACGCAGTGTTTACTATGGATAGTAATCCGCAATTCAAGGATAATTATAGCTATTTTAAAACTGACAAACCTCTGTATTCGGACTTTTTCAATAAAAGCGATAGACTTGATAACTCAGACCCAACATTCAATCTGAATAAATGCAATATCACAATAAGTCCTTCAGAAACAAGTGGTATATATCTTAGCACAGATATTGCTGAATCATCTTCAATCATGTTAGGTTCAGGTGAATATAAAGACCTGAAATTCTACTTAGACAAAAATGTTGAATCAACAAAATTTGGTATCTGTTTAGATTATTCAATTACTGGATTGATAGGTGTTGTATATAAGTCGTATGAGGTAACTGTGTTCGTGATTCTTTGTGGTGATAAGGATGGTTCTACGCAGACTTTTAATGTCGGAAGAGAAGTACAAGTTGAAAATGCAATTACCTCTATTAGTTATCCTACAAAAAGAATATCTGTTAATAATAATGATAATAAAGGTTCTCTATATCTTGATGATGATGATGGTATTACGTTTCCAGCATTCACTTTATCCAAAGAACAAAATATTAGCATTAAGATATTAGTTGGGGTCGAATATCAAAACTCGACTATTTCTAAGGGTTATATAAAAGTTGGCATTGGTTATCCTTCGTGTCTATTTGCTAATACCTTGTCTTATTTCAGAAATTCAAAAGAGGTTCTTACAAGAGTTGTCGTTCGATACCAAACACAAGAAGAAGGAAACCCAACAGACACAGTGGAAGCGGTCTTAATAACATCCGCAGAACTATTTCCTAATTACGGCACGAACTATATCAGATTTAAGGGAATACGTAAATATGAGGGTAGAAAGGTCACGATTGATAATATAATAGAAAGCAAGTTGCCATCGTGGTACTTCGACAGCGAAAAGGATATTCAGAACTCCAAAAGCATTAAAGCAATAGCGGAAAGACGTTTATCTCTTCCAGCACCCTATTATGTCGAAGCGAGCAGTGTTCCTTTCAACAGCCTTGTCGAGAAAGTCTTGGTCTTTGACGATATATATCCTCGTATAGAAAGCCTTATCACGAAGATAGAACCAAAGCCGCAGTATGTCTACGAAGGTGACGAAAAGACCGATATTAAGTATACTGAATACTACATACATACTGACGACTTTACGTTTGATGAGGATTACAAGCTCGATACAGCAGATAAGTTGGAAATCAAATTCCAAACGGGTGCTTTATCAGGGCTGACCTTTGAAGCAATATTCCATCCAAAAGCAATATTCAACCAAGAAGAACCACCACAACAATACTTCCAGATTGTGCGTCAACAATTCGATGGTGGTATCTACTTGCCAAGTGACGCGATGCACCCAAAATTAGGCGATAATTTTATCTTGATTGGGTGGGATGCTTCAAGAATAGAAGACCTTAAGCTCATAGAAAAAGCGGAAGGAAAATTGGCAGAAAGGACAAGATTCGAGATTGACAAGATGAATATTGACCCTACTACATACGAATGCACAATGTTCTCAGATTACACATACGGACTTGCTAAAGAAACGCTTGTGACTGATGATAATGGTGTTGTGCTGACTGATGAAAGAGGGATTGCGATACGAACAGACGATAGTGCTTCAGGTCTTGACGAAAGCAACAAGAATATCTTTAAAATCGGACAGCGCGTAAAGCTATGGAATGCTGCATTCTTCGAGAATGGCTATCGTGACAGCCGAATTATAGGCTACGAGCGAAAGATGGATATACCTTATGATAGCCCAGTTTACATGGTGGGCGAAAAAGCAATATATTCTAAGTTTTCAAGCTTGGAAAAATCTATCAAACAAATTAAAAACAAGTAACGATGGAAACAATCAAATTAAGTGAGGTTCTCTCACGATTAAACAAAACAGAAGGTCTTGCTACTGATGGTATTATAGTCTCGCGAAATGGCGAAACATTCAGAACGCAGGCAATGGATTTATCTCAAGCAACCACCTCGCAAGCAGGTATAATGGGGGTTGTAGATAAAATCTATCTCGAGACGCTTAAACCTTGGTTAAGGGGTTCGTTGGGTAGTTTTGATTCAAGTGAAGCATTCAACAACTACTTGGACGGGCTTACTTATAACAGCTTGAAGAGCGGGCGGTATGTAGTCTATTTGGGTGGTGTACCTTTCTTTGTAACCTTCTCTGTGCTCTATGCCAAAGAGCAGATTTCGGCAATATGGGTTGAGGGTAGTTTGATGGTGACGGATAACGTAATTTCATCGAACACAAGTAAGGGTGTGACCATTGCTTATCGCTATTACAAGAATGGTGCTTGGGAATCTTGGAAAACTATCTATGACGATGTAAAGAGTGATACCACAACTGCACTCAGCAAGATAAACCGCATAAACCTCTCATTAGGTGCATACTCAGACCGACCTAGCATTAAGCTTACCCCAAAGGAGAGCAATGTAGCAATCAGCGCAGATGGTGTCAAGGTCAGCAAGAGCGGTTGGGCAATCGCAATGTTCGATGCTGCACTCGGTAATGAATATCTGTTCAAGGTAGGCACGACAGATGGTAGCGTGTGCGTATTTTCCGAGTATATTGACAAACAAGAAACTCGCGGTGTGGATTATACCTACACATACGATTCTGAAGGACGTATAGCAACTGCAAAAGCCACCTATTTAGGCAAGACACACACATATACCTACACCTACACCAAGCAGGAGCAGACAAACGCATCTGAAGGAGTGGGCGAGATTTGTACAATCACAGACGAGAATGGTAATGTGGTAGACTATTTGCCACCGACATATCAAACCAAGGTAGGCACATATCAGCCTTTGACCCTACTCAATGCGAATGCAGAACTCCCCACCGATGGCTATTGTCGCTTCGTAAGTAACTTTCAAGCAAGAGGAAGTATCAAGGTTGTTGTCAGTTACAAGGTAGGTAGTGCAGACCTCACTATGAAAGTAGTGCGTGATGGTATGACGGCAAGCATGTGTACTCAGCTATCTAAGGTAAATCAGAAAGTAGACGAAACAAAAGCAGCTATCGAAAGTCTGAATGTAGCTTTAGAGGGCAAGGAGGATTACTACATTGCCGAGAATGACGAAAAGACTGGTTCTCCTAAATTTATGAACGGCAAGGGAAATAAAGAATTCCTCGCAGAATGGCATCCGTTCTTGATAGACCACACTCGCAATGATGGAGAGGGAACGAAACCAGTAGGGCAGTTGATGAATAACAACTTTTTCCGCTTTACTTCGGGCGCGTTCGCTCCGTCTGTAGGCATTACAGAGGAGATGAGAGCAGCGTGTGATGTGCAGCTCTACACCGACAAAGCACACACGACAAAGCTCACATTGAAGAATGGTGTTGTGGTAACTGATAAGGATGGAGCGCACCCCTATAACGCGGTGGAGGTTTACAACTCGTTAGGTTTGGTTGACCTCTACGATGCAAACGGAAACAAGGTGCGTCAACTACTTCCTTGGGAAACTACTGAAACAAAGTACTCAATCATGATTGGTCGCTATGATACGCTCTATCCAGTAGACCGACAAGTGGGTAAGAGTGGCGCAATGCTATCGGGTGTATTCCTCAAACAAACACGCTACGATGGCATTGATACGGGCAGATTCCCTCTAATCGGAACGGCTATTGCTCCGTGTCCAGTTACCACAGTAGGAGATAAGACACGTAATTTCTTCTACGCTTACGCAGTTGGTGATCGCAACACAAATAGCGGTGCAAGTCACTTTGGAAGCAACATGTGTAGTTTGTTTTACAATGATGGTCGTACTTACCCACGTACTGCCGATGTAAATCAGCAAACGAATATGCAGATGGCGCGTAAGAACAATTCAGACCAACAATCGGCAGTACCATTTGCTGAGGGTGGCTATCATGCTTACAATACGTTTATCCTATGTATGGAATTGTTCTACGGAACTAAGTACTTACACGATAACAACTTGTTTGGTTCGGGCATATCGTGTAATGATTCATGCGGTAATGAATCTCAGTTCTATGCTAATGGAGGTGTTAGATTGCGTGAAAAGGGTGCTACAGATTGGAAGTATTACACATTCGGTTCTACTATGCCATTTGGCGGTAATACTGCAATGAATAAAGATAGTCTTAGCTACTTTATCAATGAGTACCGACCCAAAGAGCAATGTATGGAAAGCCAAATGGCTGCATCATGGGCTGCTGAGTTTGGTATCGCTGAGAACACAGAATTTGAAGCCTATGGTGTGACGTATAAGTACAAGAATATAGTAGGCGTTAAGGGGTTGTCTGATGGCTTGATGAACTGCAAAGTGTATCGTACCAAGGTAGGCTCTTGTAAGGGTTATAAGGATGCTAATACGCTGCAAGAATACGACATTGAGTTAAGTCTTAGAATGAGCCTTATTCACGGCATGAACGTGAGCGGAGATGTATTTGCTTATTGGGGCGGTGGAATCGGATGTGTCGGTACTTACAATAATGCACTTACTGGAAGCTTTATTGACTTCTACCTTGAATCAAACCAATCTAAATGGCTATATTTGACAAAGTTCCAACAGAGTGCGTTAGGCAGATTGGAGCTTGAGAACCAATATAGCTATCTTGGCAAATTCGGTGCTCCTATTCTCGCGGATGGCTATGCTAAGACAAGAATGGGATTTACGCCATATAAGACTGCACAAGGCGGTGGAATCGGTAGTGGACAATGCTTTTACAGCTATTCTTATCCATCTTGGGCGAGCACTAAGGATTCACGCGTACTCATCGGCTTGCGTTTTCGCAGTACTGTTGGCAATCCCATTGCGTCCGCGCGTTATTTCGCTGCGTCCGCCTCCGCGCTCCTTTCGCATTTTAACGCTGCTGGTTCTGCCCAGTGTGTGCTGACGAAGTAAGGCGAAGCCGAACTGCCCAAAAAATAAACCATTAGCCTATACAACAAATGTATAAGGCTAATGGTAACTACAAATCAGATTAAACACATTAAATGAGTAAGTTATGTTGAATTTGAATTATATTGAAGTTCCGAGTGTTATTGAGAATGACACGGAGAGAGAGCAGCACGTTTGGAAGAATGGTCGCTGTGTTTTAGAGAATCGCACCAATGAGGTGCAAGTAATGTTGTTCCATGAGGATAGCGTTGTGGCTGAATCTGCCCCCATTGAGGGCATGGAGGAGACCCCAAATGGAGTACCCCCTACAACTTTAAGGGAGCGGAAGGTCACTAAAGCATTTTGTTTTTGCGTAGACAAGCCACTCTCACGCGATAAGGCTATCAATGCTGCAGAGATGGAAGCCTACAACCTACGTTCTGCAATGGATGTTGCTGCATTTGCAGCGAGCCTTTCGCGCAAGAATCGCATGAACGAAACGGCTGATGAGGTCAAAGAACACGATGATTTTATAGAGCGCGTGAAGTCAGCCTTAACTGAGATTGGTCTATGATTAAATCCGTATCAACAAGTGGAGCAAATCCAGTACTCACGGCAAGTGGAGCGGTAATAGGCGGAACATTCTACACCGAGTTACTGCAAGTCTTATTTGATTTAAGATGGGCGGTGTTGTTTATTATCGTGATGGTCTTTACTGACTTTTGGAGCGGATTAACAGCGAGTGTTAAGGTACGCAAGGAAGATTTTCGTTTGTCGCGAGCTTTGAGGCGAACGATTTGCAAGTTCCTTGAATACGTAAACTTTATCATATTCGGGCTACTCCTCTCCAAGGCTACGTTAGAGCCATTCGGAATAGGCTCTGACACCACTGGAGGCGCAATCGGTGCGGCTGCTGCATTACTGATAGAGTTTGATTCAATCTATGGTCATGTGTGCGACATTCACGGAATACGAAAAAAACTATCCTTAAAGCGGTTATTCGTGGCTTATTTGAAGCGAAAGGATGCCGAAGTGGGGGAAGTTATTGAAGAAGCTTTAGACAACAAAAATGACGCACCAAATAAATGATGCGCCATAATGAAAGGGGAATTTGTAATTCTGCGTAAGCATTGCAAAGGTACAAATATCTTTTTATCCTTGTAGGATTTTGAAAGATATTTTGTTCTTTGATTCAAAAGATTGGAATATCAACTAAGAAGTATAAATTAAAACTTAAAAAAAACGATTATGGCAAAGTTATTGGCAGAAAAGGTAAAGTACATCATTGTGCATTGCTCGGCTACGGCTGAGGGTAAGACTTTCAGGGCGGTAGACATCGACAGATGGCATCGCGCCCAAGGTTGGGACGGAATCGGCTATCATTACGTAGTTGATTTAGATGGTAAGGTAGAGCAGGGTAGACCAGAGGACAAAGTTGGTGCACACTGCGCTGGCGTGAATAGCATAAGCCTTGGGGTGTGCTATATTGGCGGACTTGCTAAGGATGGCAAGACACCTAAGGACACGCGCACTATAAAGCAGAAGGCTGCACTATTGGCACTTGTGAAGCGATTGAAGAAAAAGTACCCGAAGGCTCGTGTAGTAGGTCATCATGATTTCAACAAGGGTAAAGCTTGCCCTTGTTTTAACGCAAAGAAAGAGTATGAAAAGGTTTAAGCTAACATATTGCAGTTTACTACTCATTATCTGCTCAGGCTTTTTGCAGAGTTGTGCGAGAAAGACCATACAGAGCGTAGAGCGCAGCACAGATAGTGTGGTAATAGTCAAGACTGACAGCGTGATTGTTCGTGATACAATAAAGACTATTTCTAAAATGGAAACAGTCGATTCTATTGTAGAACGAACTGAAAAGTACGTGATTGTAGATACGTTAGGCAAGGTGATTGGTACTTACGTAATACACGACAAGAACGTATACCATAACAAGAATGCTCTGTCGGATGCACACCATATATCCAATAGAGTAAATAACAAAGTCGAAAAGGAGCACAAAGTTAAATCAAAGGATGTAGAAACAAAAATCGAGAAGCACTCGTCCAGCAGGTTACAATCCTTATTTAGCTACGTGTTATTCGCAGTTCTGGTATCAATCGTGATGATTATATACCGCCATATATATAATAAAAGAAAGTAATTATTATTGTTGTTTTGTTATTACAAGAGGAAACATCAAGCGAGGTGCTCCCCTCTTGTTTTGTGTTTATGAACAATAATGATTACCACAATGAAAAGACTAAAAGAAATATACAACAAGGTATTAGAGAGTGCAATGCACGAAAGTGAATTGACCCTTGAACAACTTGCAAACAGCCGTGCTGAGAATTGTGTTATAACACGTGTCGTAATAGTTGAAACATTGATTAAATTGGGCTTAACAGAAAACGATATTGTAAGATTAAGCGGTATGAGCCAACAACGTATCAACTCATTAAAGAATAGCGCAAAATATAGGTTAAGCGGTCTTGCAGCAAGAATTTTAAAGGATGAAGTCTGGAAGCAGGTTAAGGAATTAACATGTAACCTACAAAAGTAACAAGTATTTTACAAACAAATATTCATCATCTTTGCGCCATCGGGAGATATTTCTCGACAACAAAAAAATGATATTATCATGAGTGAAGTTGAAAAAGTAATCTGTTGCGACAGAGGTAACAGCGATGCCCTTGCTTATGCAGCAATGGCAAACAAGAACAACGACCCAATGGCGATGGCTGCAATGATGAACGGAGGTATGGGTAATCAGTGGATGAATAATCCATTTGCTTACATCATGTTCCTTGCCTTGTTCGGTAATGGCGGTTTTGGCGGATGGGGCAACCGAGGAAATGCGGTACAGAACGCAGAAATTCAAGGACAGATTCAGAGCCTTAGAACGCAGCTCTCGGACAATCACAATTCCGACCTCTTGATGCAAGCTATCAAGGGTAACAACGAAGCGTTAACCACACTTGGAGCAAACCTTAATTGTGACTTTAACCAGTTGCAACAAGGTGTTTGCGCAGTACGTTCGGCAATTGACCAAGTTGCAGGTCAAGTTGGCTTCTCCGCAGAGCGTGTAATCAATGCAGCTGAAAGAGGAGATGCAAGCATTGTTCAAGCTATTCAGAATTGCTGCTGCAATACTCAGCAGAGTATCTTGAAGATGGGCTATGAGAATCAAATAGCTATTCAAGGTCAGACCAACGCTTTGCAGCAAAACCTGAATTTCGTCAACTCATCGGTTGAGCGCGGATTTAGTTCAGTCGGCTATCAGATGTCGCAAGACAAGTGCGATGTTATACGCGCAGGTCAGGACAACACACAGCGTATAATTGATGCCTTGAACAACCATTGGTATGCTGACATAGACCGCAAGTATCAAGATGCACGTTTGGAATTGTCACAACAAAGCCAGACAGCAGCCTTGATTGCAGCACTTGGTAAGACCACAACTGCAACAACTTGAAGAAGTGGTAAAACCTATGTGGCGAAGCCAGAGGAATTTCAGAACAATTTGTTGTCGTCAACAAAAAGGTCGAAAAAGTCACGTAGGAGTAAGTAATCATGGAGTGCTATTCTTCTGGGTAGCACTCCTTAATAATTTAAACTATGCTATTCAAAGATATAAAACAAGGTTATCCAATTTATTTCCTTGACAAAGAGAATGTGAAGTATTATCAAGGTAAGGTAGTAAGTGTTGCAGTTCCTCGTTTCGATAATCAGCCAAAAGCATTCGGAGCACAGCCAACTGGACTTGTTGTAGATATAACTATTGAAGCCAATGGCGCAACCAAAACCTACACAATTCCAGAAACTGCAACAATAACGTATGCTGGTCTACTCGTCTTGTCAACTGATAAAGACGGAATATTGAGAGAGGTTGAAGCCATAAAGACAGCAAGTGAAGATGCACTCTCGCAAGTTGAACGGCATAAGCAAGTGGTTACAAATTGTAGTCAATTGCTTGAAGAACTAAATCCAGTTTTTGCTGAAAAGCGTGCCCAAGACAAACGTATTGAAGGAATTGAGAATGAGGTTAAGAGCCTTGGTGCAGTTCTTCGTGATTTTATAAACGAGTTTAAAAAATAATGATTATGGAAAGGTTGTATATGGTATTTCGCAAGGGAGAAGGCAAAGGCAAATGCAGACACTTTGACAAGGAGAGTGCAGAAGAAGCGGTCAAGAGCATATACTACACCACTAAAGATGGCGTAGAGCACTATGGGGCGCATTGGTCGTTGGCACAAGTACTTGAAGCTACCAAAGATTTGCAGTTTAAGCAATGTGTAACGGATTACGATAAGTATGTAGCGTTCAATGCTGCTTACGCAGACCTGAATAAAACGCTTACGACCGAACTAATTATTGAAACGGCTTACGCATTCTTCTTTGAGGACGAAGATGCACCCTGCAATAAAATTTGGCTCTATATGCAGAGTTTTAAATAATTGCGTATCTTTGCAATAAATGCAGCTTCGCAAGTGTTAAAAAATGGCTTATCCGTGAGAAATCCGTGATACTTAAAAGTACTGGTTCTAAACATGTTGATTTTCAATGAGTTGTGAATATTATTCTACTACCTAACGGGCAGAGGGTCGTGGGTTCGAATCCCGTTGCCACGACAAACATTAAAAACCACTGATTTACAAGCATTTAGCAAGTAAATCGGTGGTTTTTCTTTTGCTTAAAATGAAAAAATCACTGCCAAACATTGCCACATTTTGCCAATAAATGACTATTTTTGCCACAAAATCCGTGAGAAATCCGTGAGAAATTTATGAGATTATGGCAACAATAAAAGCGTACTTAGATAACAGAAAGAAATCGAAGACGGGAATGTATAAAATCCGCATTTGTGTTCGGTCAAAGAACACAGTAGGTTACATTCCAACAAATATCCTCATCAAGGAAAAGAATTGGCATGAGGGAAGAATCGTTGGGACAACACAAGACAAGCAGCTAAACAAGTTGCTTGACCTTACCCTTTCATCTCTTAAACTGAAGTTAGCTTCAATCGGTGCAACGCACGACATTAAGATGATGACGGGCAAGGAGATTGTTGCTTTAATTGCTCCAAATTCCTCAGAAAAGAAAAAGAAGGTTCAGGATAAAACACTTGTAGCTGCTTATTGGTCAAAATTTATTGATAGAAAGGATAAGCCTAAAACAGCCGAGGTTTATAAAACTACGTTATCCATGCTCGGAAAATATTGTGATGTGGATAATCTGCGTTTCGCTGATATTACCTACACATGGCTACGAGATTGGGAAGCGTGGATGGAGCAGCGTGGTAATGCAGTTAATACACGTTCCATATACTTGCGTAATCTAAGAGCAGTCTACAATGAAGCTATTCGCGAAGGTTTAATTAGTCAAGAAAACTACCCTTTTCGCCAGTTCAGGATAAAGACAGAGCAGACAGCAAAACGCTCTTTGAATGTTGACGAGTTGCGTAGGCTTCGGGATTATTCAGGCGAAGCGCACATACGTAAATATATAGACGTGTTCTTCATATCGTTCTACCTTGCTGGTATTAACATGATAGACCTTTTGCAGTTACCCAAACTTGAAGGTGGGCGCATAGAATATAGACGCAGCAAAACGGGCATACTATGTCAGCTAAATGTACCACAAGAAGCATTGCAGTTAATAAAGAAATACGAAGGCAAAGAACGTATGTTGCGTTTTGGCGAAGAATACAAAAATCATAAAGACTTCTTGCATCGCATGAATGAAAATTTGCAGAAGGTCGGCATAATGTTCTACGAATACAAGCAGGCGAAGAACGGGGCAATACATAAGTCAAAGCATTACATTCCCGACTTTCCAGAAATAACGAGCTATTGGGCACGTCATACATGGGCAACTATTGCAGCGGATATAGACATTCCCGATGCAGTTATAGATATGGCACTTGGGCATAAATCGCCTTACCCTATGACTGATATATATATAAGGCGCAATCAAAAGAAGGTTGATGAAGCAGTAATGGCTGTGATTGAGTATGTAAATTCGGATAGATAAAAATCATCTATAATATTTGACATTACAATTCTCAGTTGATATTCTGTTTTATAATGTCTATTAGCTTGCATCATCGTTTTTATTTTATGATTATAGCGGTAATACGTTAAGTTTGATTTTCTTCCAAAACTACCACAACGATAATGATTGTGAACAGCTTCCGCCTTTATCTTTCGATGTAGCATGCTACGAAAACTTTTTGGACGTGGTAGGTCATAAAACTCTATGTAGTCAATTCTATCGAGAATTTTCCGTGCTTGTCTTAGATTCATGTCAGATTGTTTTATTGGTTATAAACTTCGGGCACTCCTTACCATTAACAAGGCATTTGCGCTCGTTTATGAATGTTTCTCCGAACCTTGCAGTGTGCGAGAGAGCGTACCGAAGACACGCTTCACGCTTGTTGCAATTATTGCCGTGGCATGGGATTAGTTTGCTCATAGCAGTTATTTTTTAACTTTAATTCCGTAGTACTGGAAGAATATGCTCTCAAATTGTTTGGCTGCATATCGTGCTGCTTCCTCGCTGTTAAAGCACAAGGGGAAACCACAATACGTACTCGCAACCGCACCACGAATATTCGCATCCGCACAGCGGACACCCTCCGTATAATTCGAAAAAGCACAGGAGAGGAGCTGCCTAATACCCTTTCTCTGCTTCTCCCCCTCAGTCATGCGCTCCATTTCTTCCTTGGAGTAGAGCACCCAGTAAGGATAATAGCTCCAGCCACCTTCATCACGCCACTTTCCATTGTTGATAGTCTTTTGGATGATGAGCAACTTGTAGAGTGCGTTTGCTTGCAAGAATGCCGAGGCAACGCCAAATGATTCTACAGTGAGAGCTTCTGCAGGAAGCCCCAACCGCTTGCAAGCGTCCTCAAAAGTTTTAATTTCGTGAAAGTCAAATTCTTTATTTTCCATTGTTATTCGGGTTTGTTTATTGTTCCTAAAAGATGTTCGTTACCTTCGTATTTGATACACTGATACCAATATGACCTAAAGCAATTATAAATGCCATTATCTATGTGATTAAAAATGTCGCACTCCCATTTACCATAGTTACTATCTCTTACAAGCACTTTGTCGAATGGTTTTAGCTCGATTTTCGGCTTTTGGTCAGTAGATTTGTCATTCGTTCCAAACTTATTCCAATCGCGTTGTGTCTTTGATGGGAAAAGTACACATTCAGCATGGGGATACTCGCTGTAAATCCTACCATCGCTTGTAAAGGCGTCGAGACCTCCATTTTCTGTTATACAATAAATAGAAAAATTTTGCTCATTTCTAACGTCTTCCAGTTTCACTTCGCCATAAACAGGACTATAAAGCTTCGTCCCTTTCGGGCATTTCTTTAATTTTTCTGCAATATTCATTGTTTCTTGTTTTTATTGTAAGACCATTCATTCATTTGCTTCAATCCAGTCCATTAGCCAACGCTTTTGCTTTTCGGTGGCATGGAAGCAATTTTGTATATAATCGTAATAGTCTGCGTATGGGGCACGCTGGATTTCACCACCATAGTCCTTGTGTGCATGAGCAATGTAATGCATCTTGCCAGCATCGTCAATGTGATGTATTTTTATGAGCGTTCCATCGCAATTACGCACAATATCACCTTTACTTACCATTTTGGGTTCAAGATGAACGCAGAATTGACATCGCAAAAAAGGACTTTGCTTAATAAACGCGTCAAATTCTTCGATGGTGTGCTCACCTTCCCAAAATAGGGATGTGAAAGCCCCATATCTTCTTTTATCGTCTACAGACCAAAGTCTGCCATACACAGTCCACTCTCTGTCAAAAAGGCGTCCTTGTGCAATAATTCCATTGGTCATTATCCAATCGTGCATGTGATTTTTTAGATTATCCCATGTGTCTCCGTAGTCAGGATAAGGCAACGTATCCTCTGTTCTTACAAGTAAGGGGGAATATTTACAATCGCCATGTGTTCCGAAATAGAACATTTGTTGGTGTTCCTTATTCATTGTTCTTCGTTTTTAGTTAATTCTGCATCAAGTTCTTGTATGAGTTCTTCGTAGCTCTTGGTGGTGTCTATCAAGCGTTCGGTCACCTTTGATAGTGGGAGAACGTGTTCCCAAGTGCATGCTCCGCCACCGAAACGATAAAAAGTAACATCATTATACTTATTCACTCCAGCACATACACGGACATTCCATTGTTCTTCTAATCCATTGCGTACCAAGCACGATTGCCATTTGCACGGCACAAAGTTGGAGTAGTCCTTGTGGTAAGTAGGAAGTTCGATGTGGAGGTAGTACTTATCTCTATTGTCTTTTTCTTTACCTTTGTCATTATAAGCTAAGGCGAGTTCTTGGTCGCCACAATCAACAAGAACTACAAGGCTGTTTATGCGTCCGAAACGTTTAAAATCAAAGCAAACAATTCTTGCAGTAAGTCCGTTCTCCGTTACGATGCGTCCTTTCATTTCCTTGTTGGTTATCTTCTTCGCCAGTTCAAGGTCAAATGGAACTCTTTTAAACTTTGTTTGTGTCATTGCTATTTGTTTTTAGTTATCGTAAAACCTCTTCTTTCTAATTCTTCAACAAGGTAAGAATCATCAAGATTGCTGATAAATATATGTTGTTGCTCTTCAGTGCATTCATTGAATATATTTTCAAGCACTTTTGATTGTTCGTATTCTGAAACAGAAGAAAGAATGTCGGTATCTTCAATATACGATGTGATTTCTATTTCCATGTTGTTTGTTTTTAATGATTTAAAATTATTGTTATTCGGAAATTTGCGGTCTTTCAGGCAGCAAGCACCAATATTCCCACTTGTCTCCAATTACCTTAGGTGTTGGTAAACCTACGTTGTCACGCGTTTGTACTACCATATCTGTTACACCAAGTTCCTTACTCATAGAATACATACGCGCATTAAACTCGTCAATTTGATTTTGTGTTTCGCGCACATCCAATTCTGTAAAACCACGCTCACTAAGAAGTACTATCAACTTGTTGTATGGTGGTAGATCTTCTGAAAGTTTAATCCATTTCATTCCGCACATCATCCCTTTTTAGTTCTTTGATAAGTGCATCAGTGTATTCCATTGCAACTGAAACCAACTTTTTTGCTTCGTATATTGCGTTATGACCTGCCATAAGACCGACCATTGCACTTTTGGCTATTTCGTATCTGCGCTGCTCCCAGTTGATGTCATTCTTAGGCTCTCCCATGTACGCAAAGTATAAATCAATATTCGTGTCATAACCAAGCTTTGAGTTAATGATAAATCCATTAAAATCTGCGATTACACGTTGGTTAATTAGTTTGGCTCTTTCAAGAACTTTCTTGACAGCATCTTCAAAACACATTGTAGGTTCAATTTCTACTCTTTCCATAACTACTTATTTTTTTGGATTGATAACTGGTATTTTCCGTGCCCAATTTCGAGGTGGTAATCCTTGTTTTTGAGTGTCGGGTAGCGTTGCTCAGCTGCAAGAACAACACCTTGAATGTCGAATTTGAAACAAGGGTTGTGTTCATACAAGAATGTTCCGTAGAACATATCCTTTATCATCACATCCACTTCGATTTTATTTTGCTTTTTCATTTGTTTGTTGTACTTTTGCCCCGTCCTGAAAAATTCAGAATAAGGAGTTCAGTAGGTGGTGCGCTTAATAAGTACACCACCTATTTGATTGTTATTTTAGAATACCTTTTTTTCGCAGAATTTTTTCGTTGTGAGTAATTATCTCGGCTTCGCGTTTGCCATCGTTGTAGCCTTCGTATCGCCCTTTGTCAAAGCCCTTACTAAAGGCTTCTTCGGTTTCCGCATGAAGCAAATTCTCATAATAATCTTTTGCCACTTTTGCGCTCTTTTCTTCGCCACGGACTTTGCCTATCAAGTAAGCAATGTATGCAGTTGCGCAGTAAGTTGCGGTAAAAAATGCAATGCAATAAAATGTTGTCATAGCGTATCTTTGTTGAGTTCGTCAATTAAGTTTAATGCGCGTGAGTGAGCCGTCCAATCATCGTAATCATCAAACTCCTTGATAGTTACCCACACGAATGGGAAAATGCGCATTTGTACTGCGTATACGTTGTAGCATGGAGCGACATCCATGTATAGTGTGTTCAGCCAAACTTCTATGTCCTCGCGCTGAGTAGTCTTAATTCTGTACTTTCTTTTCATTTGTAGTCCTCCTCTAATTCAAGCAACTTTAAAATTTTATCCTTGTATATGCCCCAATCTTCATTAAACAGCCTACCTCCTTCACGCACGTCTAAGAAAGTCTGAGCAAAGTCGCGTGTATATTTGCTCATCTCATCTATGCTCTTGTTGAACTGCTTCTTATCTTCGCCAAGCAGTAAGCCGTGCTTTTTCAATTTTTCGCCTGCTTCATCGTAGAAGTCTTGCGCAATCACAAAGAGCAAGAATGCTGAACTAATTAGTCTGTCGCACTTATCAAGTGTGCCATCAGCTTTTGCTTCTTCGATTAGTTTCTTTCTCGGTTTCATTGTTTGGGTTTGTTTGTTGTTCCTAATAAGTGTTCATTGCCATTGTATGGGATGCACTGACACCATACGCCACGGAAGCACCTTACATTGAAGCCTTCTTTTTCTTCTTGTTGCTCGAAAAAGTCGCATCTCCACTTCTCGCTGTTTGAATCTCGCACAAGAACTCGGTCGAACGGCTTTAACTGATAGATATTAAATTTACTCCAATCTCTTTGATTTCTGGATGGGAATAAGATACAATCTCCATCTACTGAATATGCACCATTACTAAATAATTTAATTCTCTTATCATTACATAGTTTAATTATTATATCTTTTTGGCGTGTCACTTCTAATAATTCAACATTTGCCCATGTTGAACTATACAATTTTGTACCTTGCGGACAACACTTTAATATTTCTGCAATGTTCATTTTCTTGTTTTTAAAAAGTTAAACACCAGTACTACCTAATCCGCCTAATCCTCGGTCGCTCTCAGACAATTCGCAAGCGTCAACGTACTCAACTTCAGGTACTGGCAAAATAACTGCTTGTGCAATGCGCTCTCCGAGTTCGTAGCAAGCATTCAGCCCTTTAAAAACCACACGAACCTCAACTCTGTAGCCTGAATCAATCACGCCTACACAATTAGCCATCATAGCTGCATGCTTGTAGCACGATGAACGCGGAAAGATGAACATTGCGTAACCTTTAGGAATTTCAACACGAAGCCCAGTGCCGTAGACCATGCAGTTGTTTTCCAAGTCCACCTTGCGAGAGTTCGCCACAAGGTCGAAGCCTGCGTCACCTTTGTGCATTTGCTTGGGAAGTGCAGCTAATGCACCTCTACGCATAACTTTAATTGTGATTTTATTTTGTTCCATTGTTTCTTTAGTTAGTTGTGTAACACTTATATTCAGTTATTGTATTTCTTATTTTGCTCACAGCGTCAATGATGTTAATGCTAAGACATTCTTCTGCAAGCATAGGAATGTTGTCTACAGACACATACATCTTTCCGTTGTGCTCCTTGACCTGAATGCGCTCTTTCATTTCTTGCGCGATACGCTGGAATTTCGCTTTTGCCTTTCGCTTAGCTCTATCTTCGTGGTCAACATCGAATAGGCTGATGATTTCGTCTACAATGTTCTTTGTTGTTTTATCTATAATATCCATTGTTGTTTGATTTATATGTTTTGTGCTAAAATGGGGCTTGCTGTTCTTTTGCCTTGCCAACAAGTTCAAGTTCGTATACAGACAAATCCAGACTTGCATTAGCAATGTTATTCTTATCCATGTACGCATGGCAATATACACGACCACTAACAGCTACTTTTTGCCCCTTGGTTAGATAAGGCAAAAGATTAGCGTTATCGCCATTCTTGACGCACTCAACATAGAGCGTTTCGTTTGTATTCTTGTACTTACGATTTACTGCGAGCGTGAACGTAATAAACGAATTTCCATTCGCGTTTTTTATGGCAGCAGGCGCAACTAAGTTGCCAATAAATATAGCTTGATTCATAGTGCAGTTACCTTATTTCGTTGGTTATCTATAGTCTCCACTGCCGTGTAGTGTTTCCATATTTATTCTACGATTAACTTTGTCTATGTTGCATTTTGCAATGCTCCACAATGGTACTCGCAATTTAACAGCGATTGCGGTAAGATACCATAACACATCACCCAATTCTGCTGCAACCTCTTGCTCATCCACGCTATCCACAATACCCTCGTGGTCGCGATAGATTTTCTTTACTTTGTCTGCAACTTTTCCAGCTTCACCGCACATTGCTACGGTAAGATATAGAATGTCGTTGCACATATTGTCTTTTGTTTGTTCTACGAATTTCTCGTAGTCAAAAAATGTTGTTTTCATACTTTGTTGAGTTGAGTTTAAATGATTATTGAATATGGGCAAGGCTCTGGGTCGTAAGACTTGATTTCTACGTCTTGTCCGACTTCTGCGAACGTATACCCTTGCTTTGAATATCGTGCTTCAATTTGCTCACTTCGTTTAGTTAGCTCATTGTAGTAGACTATTTTGTTGTTGCAGTTAACGATATATCCCTTGCTACGTAGGTAGTATCGCTTACGTGCATTATCGCGTATTTCACGTGGAGTAAAGATTGTCAAGCGTGTTTTTTTCTTGCGTGGCAGACCATACTTTATCCTCAATCTTTCAGCCCTTATCATTTTGGCAAGGCTGGATGATTTCTTTTGCTGCGCTTCATCCGTGTACATTGTATGTCTATTCCTCATACCAACTGTACGATGTATATGCTTCCTAAACTCGGGTGTTTTTTTGAGTTTCAGTCGCGATGCTTGCGCTCTGATTTTTTTTGCGCTCACCCCAAGAAGAATGACGAGTTCTTCCATCGTGCAAGTTGGGTAACACTTGACAAGGGTTTCTAATTCTTCTTCCGTCCATTGTTTTTTTTGCATATAAGCGTTTATTTTGTTTTAGCTGTAAACTTTGTGCGTCCAATATATTTAATCGCGTTAAACTCGCTCTAATCGCGTTTTTTTGCGTTGTTTGGACTGGTTGCGTGTACTTTGTTTCTTATTTTCAGATAACCTCGCGCCTGAACTTCATTGAATAGCGGTAAATCTTCATCTTTGATGCACGCTTCTGTTTCTCCGTTTACAGTCGTGTGCCCGTTGATTCCGAATTGCTTTATTATCTTTCGTTTGGCTTCGCGAGTGCATGTCCAGTAGATTGTGACGAACTTCATTTTATTTTGCCCGTTACTGAATCTCGTTCATACCCCATGTTGAATAACCACTTCAATTCTTGCCATTCCTTGTACGTTAGAGAATTTGGGTCGTTAAGAGGTTTCTTGTTGTTCTTCATCATTGCATCTTGTCGTTCAATTTGTTGCAACATATCATACCGCCACTTCTTGAACTTTTGCAAGGCTTCAGTAATAACGAGAGGGTCTACAGCTCCGTAGAATTTGCCATAGCGACCTGCTTTGAACTGGAAGAAAAATAGCATAAACTCTGATAGTTTCAGGTAGTAGAACTCGCTCATAATCACTCTTGCCGTTTCTTCCTTCTGATATTGAAGTAAATCGTTCTTTACTCCAGTATATTCCGAAAGGTCGTTAATTTGATTACCAAGCCATATTGAAGCAGGTATTTCGCCCCAAATTTGCCTAACGTCAGCAATAGTTGGGCAATCACCAACAAGACACCTTTGAGTGTACCTCGCGAAGTTCATTTGATACTCAGGAACAAATTTTCTTGCGAGAGCTTCAAATGTCCCGTAACGCTTCTGGTATCTCCTCTGATTCAGAGTTAGCTGCTTGAAGTCTTTGCATTGCGTAAGCTCTCCATGCTGCGTCACGTTGTGCTCGCCCGTTGTCAGCTGCTGCACTTGTGCTTCGTTGTATGCTTGTTCTATTGTCATAATTTCCTTCGTATATCTTTGGGAAGTTCGTCGGTCTGAAAATCCAATCGAAGGTTGCTAAGAATCCTCTGTTGTTGTCGCCATTTAGGAAGTTGCTGTTTGCTGTCTTGACGATGACTTGCGCAACGGCTTCCTTTCCGTACTCCTTTGTTCGAGCTAAGATTTGCGACATTCTACTTTGGTTTAGCCTTACAATCTTCTTAACCTGCCGACCTTGCATTTGCTCGTTGAAGTATTTCGCTACCTTGTTGCAGTATTCCCTATTCTCTTTTTCTTCATCAGACTTTACGATTGTTATTTTTCCATCAGATTCAGTTTCAGGGTCAACGGCTTCCGTTGACGTAGATTCTGAATGTAATGAAGAATCTATATTATCTTTTTTATTTTTATTTTCTTTTTTATTTTTATTATTGGGTTGTGTTGGGTTATCCGTGGTTACCCGTGGGTTACCCGTGGGTTGTGTTGGGTTACCCAACGATTTTTTTCTATTCCTTGCTTCAACGCCCTTTCTACTTTTCTCTTTTTGCAGTTCAATAAACGCTTGTTGTTTTGCGCGATTCTCGTTGATAGTCAAGCGAATATTGTCAAGAATGCTTTCAAGATAGTATGCAAGATTGGATTCTTTGTTTTCAAAGGCATAGTCGCAAATAGCATCGTAAATCAGTAACCGCTCATTGTCGGGCAAACGCTTCATTTGCTCGCGCCACCTTTGATAAAATAGAAACGCTTGCTCTTTCATTCTTAATAGTTTTAAGTTGTAAAACCACTGGGTTAAATTAAAAACCACTGGGTTATTTGGGTTATTTTATCTTGTCAATTTTATTGGTTAATTTTGTAGATAACAGCCTTGCCATACGCGCTTTGTTCTTGCTGTCGTTGTCAGAATTTAGCTTGTACGTATCTTTCGAATAATCAAGATATTTTACAATGCTACAAGCATCTGTCTTACTTATCGAAATACCCTTTTCGGCTGCTAATTTTTCTTCAGCGAGCTTTTCAAATTGTATGCCGTTATCATACATCCAATCTCCAAGCTTAATCAACATATCTTTCGAGCAGTTCACGTAGAATGTGCGTTCAAGCATTTCTTTTGGTTCGTCATTCTTTTCCACATTATCTTCTGAATCCACTGCGTTTATATCAGTTGCTATAATGCGGTGTCCATTGCGTATCAGATTGGGAATCATCCCTTCAAAGATGCTGTTTGGTATAATCAGGTACTTTATATGCCCTAAGTTCTCATCATCAACTTCGAATGGTGCAGTTTCTAAGAATTTTGCTACACTTTCAGCATCTTCTTGATAGCAACTAACAAAATCATCAGTATTGACAAATACAACTTTGTTAGGCTCTTTAGCCTTTAGGTTCTTCCATGTCTTGAATGCGTCTGGATTAAATGTATTGTTCATTGCCTTCGTTTTAGCGTTATACAGATTTCTTTTTGCCGTGCCACAAGCCTGCTACAAGCATTGTGATATACTCATCAGCAGCTGTAATCTTCGCTCTCATTTCGTTTAAAATATCTTCGTCACGTTCTATTTCAAGGATGAACATCGGGTTGACTTGAAATGGGTTGTAGATTACAAAGTATGTCTTACTCGCGCCAGTAGCAAGCATGTGCGCGTAGCATTGCCAATAGTAGTTTGAATCAGCCTTCTTTAACCCTTCAAGCATTTCCTCCTTTGTGTTATTAGTGAATGCACAATTAACAAACTTAGCGAATGAAGCTGCTTGCGGACATTTAATTTCAACACAGCATTCTTCCCCAGTTTCTGGGTCGTAGAACATGCGGTCGGGGCTGCTTGCAAAGTGTGGCAAGTCTGAACATTTAACTGACGAAGGCTCTTCAAGGTCAAGCGTAAATTCCTGACCATTCTTGGCAAAGTACTTGTGATAATTTCTTGCGAATAAGTGTGCTGCTTCGCCTTCCATTTGGTGTCCCCACTGGATTGCTTTGCTCTTCACGTCCGTAAGGGTTATGTATTGGGCAAACAATTCATCGTTATTTACGACTATAGGGTTCATTGTGCGCTCAAATGCAACTTGATTAAGGTAGTTTATAGCCGTTGCAGTCCACTTGTCGCTCTTGCTACGCGGAGTGCCCATAATGTTACCTACAGCACTACCAGTAATGTTGCCCAAACGAGCGCGAAACCATTCAAGATTGTTTTGATTGTGATTGTCGTACATAATATCGTATTTTAAAGTAGTGATGGACGTTTCTTTGATTCTTGTTCAGATTCTTCTTTTGCAGTTGCTTCTTCTTGCTTTTCTTCCTCTTGCGCTTGTTCTTCTTGCGCATTGTCAGCTTCGACAACTACATCTTGTGCTGCTTGCGCTGCAACGCTTGCTAATGAAGGTCTGCCAAGCTCATCTGTAGGGATTGCAGTTGTAGCCGATGGCTGCTTAACTTCCTCGTAAGTTTGTGCGAATGCGTCTTGCGCTTCCTCTGCGGTAAGCAATCCCATGCTGATTTCTGGGCAGTAGGCACGTTGCCAAAACGCTGCTGCTCGGTATCGTAACATCTGTGTTGGCATTGTTAGCCACTTGCTACCCTTCTTACTCGTCCAACCTTCAGCTTTTGCCATTCGTATGCTAATCCAATCACCTTCAAGAGGTTCTTTGTGCTTTGTGTCGTTCGCTTCGTATGCTATCGCACGACAAGCATAATCGTCAGTGCCTTCTTTGCCCTTGAACTCATAGCGAAGCGGAGAGAAACGCTTGCTCGCATTGATACAAGCAATAAGGAATTTACTGCTGAATGCAGGTTGTCCGTGAACAATGTATAGATTCTGCATTACCATAAGTGGGTTCGCTTGCATTCGCGTTGCCATCTCCAATGCAATAGTACAGTTGGCTAATACCACATTTTGTTCAAGTGGTTGCCCGTTTCTGTATTTGTAGCTGTCTGGTATGAAGTTTGACATCGCGTACATCATGGCTATGCGTTGTGTAGCTTCGAACTGCTTAACTTGCTGACCAATCGGTGTAAGGTCGAACTCGGCTTGACGCTTGATTTGCAGAATTTGAATTTCTTGCTGTTGCGGTGTTAATATCACATTCTTGTTGTTTTCTTGTTCCATTGTGATTGTTATTTAGTTCGTGATTAAATGATTGTATCTTTCCAGAACGCAAGTATGCTTGCACCCGTGTAGAAGGGTCTAAGATTTGCCTTGCGGTATTTTACCGCGATATGACCTGCTATTGTGTGACGTCTTAGGGTTTCTCGACTTATACCAAGAGCCTTGCAAGCTTCGGTAACAGTGTACCGACCTAAGGGCTTAACATCTGGCTGTGTGTTGATTATTGGCATATTATCCATTTTTACGTTTTCTCTTGCTGATAGCACCCTTTTTAAGGAGCACCATTCTAACAGTCTGCCCAGTTGTATTTTCCTTCTTAGCGATTGCTTGAATAATGCGCCATTTCGATACACCTTTGTACTGGGCTGACATACTCTTAAATTCTTCTACAAAGCGGTTGTTTCGCACCGCAAGAGCAAGTTCATGCTCTGTCATTAAATGCTTGTTTACCATATTTATTCTTTTTGTGTGTTATTAGTCTTCGGACATAATGTTATCCATGATTTTCTCAAAAAAGTCAGGGAGCAAATTATGTTTATACAGAACACTCGTTGCAGCGAACGCGATGCAATAAAGTGGTAGTGACATAATTGTCATCAAATCGTAGATTGTTAGACTTTCTTCGTTTGATGAAGCCACAAGACACATTGTTGCAAGCGCAAATAGTGCCATTACAACAAGTAAGTTGAACCATTTAATAATCTTCATATCGTTGTTGTTTTATTGTTTGTGGCAAGTCATGGGGTCGAACCATGTAATGTTGCGGTTTTATCAGGTCTATCCGTTTAACCTGCTATACTTGCCAATGCTCGTCTTTCCGAGCTGTCAACCCTATAACCTCCTAAGCCTGCTTGTGCGCTTCGAAGCAAGATATACCGCTGTATACCTCATGGGCAATTCTTTTAATTTTTATAGTGTGGGGTGGTTAGCCCCACATTACCTTTAGATTAATGTTCCTTTATTCAAATTCTTTCCATGCACGTTCGTACGTTTCGAACTTTTCGATGGAAGGCTTAACGTCTTCCTTGTTCCACTGGATTTCAAGTACTACCATTTTGTTTTCTGTTTTATTTTGTTGTTACTAATTTTATTTATAACTTTGCAACTATCTTACTAAAACTTTTAAGCACTTTGTTTCTTAATTGCGTTGCAAAGATATAACAAAAATATATAGCAACAAAATAAAAATATAAGAAAATTATAACTTTAATATATTTTAATAATATGGCAACAGAAAAAACAACAAGAAAAGATAGATTCCGAGAAGTCTTTGAATACCTTAGATATAACGGATATATCAGCAAACAAAAGGATTTAGCGAATAAAATGAATACATCAGCTCCGAATATATCTAATGCTATGCGTGGTATTGATGGATTCCTTACAGATGGGTTCTTTTTCCGTCTAAACACAACATTCGATAATATTTTTAATATATCTTGGTTATTAGACGGCAAAGGCGAAATGCTTGCCCAACCGCAAGGAACTACAACTGTAGCAAGCAATAACTCATACGGAGATAATGCGAGTGGAAATAATAACATTACCATAACACCACCCATGCAGGAAACAAATTTTGGAGATAATGCTCATTCGGTTATCCTGAGACCGATAGTTAACAAGCTACTGGCATCAAGACCTAATACAGATGTCTATAAGATAGTGAAGGGAGATGGGGTAAAACTGCAGCACATTCTTGCATTCCCACAATACGATGATTTCGACTTCTATTATCAGGTTAGACAAGATGCAATGTTCCCTACTTACGATAAAGGAGATATTCTTGCACTTATGCACATGCCCGTTGACGCACATATAATACAAGGTTCTGCGATGGTGATAGACACAAAGAGTTTTGGCTTTTTATTCAGAAGGGTCTATGACAACGGAGATTCTTACGAATGTAAATGTATTAACGAGAACAGCGTATTCAGAAATCAGTCAATACCTAAAGATGATGTTATACGTTTGTATCGTGTTATATACTCTATAAAGAGTGGAGATTAAATAATATGAGTAACTTTGCAAATAGAATCTTGATTTAAAAACTATGGAATTGTATACATTAGAAAATATCAAAGATAAGTACATCGGTAAGAAAGGCTCTCCGAAACGTGACCAATACGAAACAGATTTAAACGCATTTCTTATGGGTGAAGCTATAAAGGAAGCACGATTAAAGAAACAATTAACCCAACAACAACTCAGCGAACGCTCTGGAATTGGTCGTACTGCAATCTCACGTGTGGAAAATGGCAAAGATTGCTCACTTAGCACTATCTCGCGTATATGCCGTGCTATTGGCATAAAAACAGAAATAGGGCTTAGTGGTATTGGACGATTCGCTTTATAATATGGAATACATGGCATTTGGTTTCATTCTATCTGCAATCATTGCAATAGGATTCTACTTGTGGCTTTTCACAAAGAGTGGCAAGAAATGGTTAAGCGATTTATAATCAACATCAATCAATAACAAACAACATTATGAGAAAGTTTTTTTTATTATCTGCAATGCTTTTGCTTGCCTTGTGTTCGTTCGCACAGAACAAAGTGAACTATTACAACATAGGCAAGAATGCAAGTTTATCGGCATGGTGCTTTGAGGGCAACAAATTTCTTATCCTTTCATTCTCTGACAATGACGAGAAAAGACTTGTAGAAAGCCCAATAATCAAGATTCAACTCTTCGATGGTTCTATTCTAAGGCTATCAGGTGCTGATTGCTCTTACAAAACAACAATGCAACAAACAATTCTTAAAGGTGGTAAATATGGTAGTAAAGAAGCTGGCACGCACTACATAATGCTTCCAGTGAGCGATGAGCAAATAAAGAATCTTGACACTGGTGTCATGAAGATTGTAATCAATACGATACCTGAATTGTTTTACGAATCCTATTCTTCTGATAAGTTCGGTGCAAAACTGCATAAAGACTTTATGAATTGGAAAGATGAAATGGACTAAGTAGTTCAGGTGAAATTGTATCACAATGCGAAGAACCGATAGACTTAACTGCCTATCGGTTCTTCGTTATCTAAGATGTAATGCGTCTTGAAGGTATTCGCCTAAAGCTTTCTTTTCTGCCTTTGCACTTGCTTTGATTTTGTCTACTGCTGCTTGTGGCATCTTGACATATAATACGCCATCTCCCACCTTTTTGCGACCAGCACCATCACGCGCACCGCCATGATTGTTGTTTGCCATATTTATTATATAATTAGTAAATTCTTTGAATACCAGTCGGGCAGAATTCAGTATTGTATTGCTCATCAATACTCTTTAGATACCTCTCAATCTTCTTGTGCAATTCGCTGAGTTCATCATATATTCGCGAGTATTCCTCAGAGTACCACTCTTTATACTCATCGCTATCATTATCTTCGGGGACGTCCTCTCCGTAGTAATCTTCAAGACCTTCAATCTCATCAATATCCTCAAGCTTGCCAGAGATAAACAATTCGGGTAAATTTTCTTTTTCTGCCTCGGCTTCCCATGACCTAAATTTTCTCAAAAATTCGCCCTTAGATTCAATATATTCAGCTATCTTCTCCATGTTGCAATGGAAGTCATGGCGTAGACCACACAGCTGTGTAATAAGGTCGGCTTGTTCCTCAGTCATCCCGTTAGCAATGGCTTTCTGCGCATTACGTGCATTGCGAAGTGCAGCGTTATTGCTTCTGTGTTCATATTGTTTCTTGCTTAGGTATGCCATATTTAATCGCTTATCCGTGCTGCGATAGGGCTGATGTTGTTTGTTTTAGAATGTTTTTGTACTTTGTTTCTTAAATACATTGCAAAGATAAAAAGAAAATTTTGAAAAAGCAAGTTTTTTCAAAAAAAATAGTTTTACAGAAAAAACTTCAAACAAGGTAAAGTCGCCACAATTAAATAACTTTGTTATGGCAAATATTAAACTAATGATAGCAAGAATGAAGCGAGAGAACAAATACAGAAACACAGCGATTAAAAACAATTTCGGGCGATTTGACAGCATTAAAGAGTGGAAGCGGTATATTTACTTACTTGACTTGCAAAAACGCGGTAAAATAAAGAATTTAAAGCGACAAGTTAGCTTTGAACTCATCCCACCGCAGCGGAACGAAAAAGGAAAGGTCGTTGAACGGGCTTGCAATTATGTCGCTGACTTTACCTACATTCAAGACGGAAAGCAGGTTGTTGAGGATGTAAAATCTGCGATAACCCTTTCAAATGCTACTTACATAATAAAACGCAAATTATTGCTCTTCGTGCACGGAATTGCAATAAAAGAAGTATAAAACGAGAATTTAGAGCTGAGTACATTAAAGTACTTGGCTCTTTTGCGTAATATCGCACTATGAAGAAACAATTATAATACAAAACAAATATGCAAGCAAAAACAATCAAACTTTCTGATTTGCACCTCAATACTGGGCAAATCAAAGACGTGCCAAAGAACCCTCGCTTCATCAAAGATGAGCGTTATGAAGCATTAAAAAAGAGCATTGAGGACGACCCCGAGATGCTTCAACTTCGCGAACTCGTAGCCTACGATAACAACGGAGAACTTGTCGTTATCCTTGGCAATATGCGTTATCGTGCCATGAAGGAACTTGGCTACAAAGATGCGCCAGTAAAGGTGTTGCCACCTAAAACTGATGCAAAGAAACTTCGCGCGTATATCCAGAAGGACAATATCGCATTCGGTCAAAACGATTGGGATTTGCTCGGTAATGAATGGGATATTGAAGAGCTGCAGGACTTCGGACTGGAGTGCGATTTTCTTGAAGATAACGAAGATATGATAAAAAACGAAGATGAAGGGGGAAATGATGAAATTGAAGATTTTAGTTCAGAACTCACTACTCAATACAAAATAGAAATATCATTCGATAATGAAGAAGAACAAGAAAAAATATACAATGAATTAACAGAAAGAGGATTATCATGCCGAATTTTGACATTATAAAAGAAGTCAATCCACCAAAAAGCTTTAGGTGCGAGTACGTAAGAGGTACTTACGATTTAAGTATCGACAAAATCAAAGAACATTTTAAGGGTAACATTGATTTGCCACAAAATTGGCAGATTGGATTGATTGTTGGTAACAGTGGAACAGGAAAGACAACGATTGCAAAGTCTCTTTTCCCAAATGCTTACATAGAACGATTTGCATATAACAAGGAATGTTTCCTTGATGATTTCCCAAAGGAAGCAAAAATGCAAGATGTATGTAAAACATTGAATAGTGTTGGCTTTTCTTCGCCTCCTTCATGGCTTAAACCTTATGCAGTTTTGAGTAATGGGGAAAAGATGAGATGTGATTTAGCAAGAGCTATTTTGTCGGAAAAAGGATTATTCGTTTTCGATGAATTTACATCTGTCGTTGACCGAAATGTAGCAAAGATAGGCTCATTAGCTATGCAGAAAGCTATTAGGCAATCAGACAATAAAAAACAATTCATTGCGGTTACTTGCCATTTTGATGTGATTGAATGGTTGCAGCCAGATTGGATATTCAACACGAATGATATGACATTTAGTTTGTATTCAAAAAAAAAAGACCCAACATCACTTTATCAATATACGAAATACAAACAGCACAAGACAAGCGGAAATATTGGAAAATGTTTAGCAAATATCATTATCTGAGTGACAGCTTTAACATTGCTGCAAAAGTCTTTGTTTGCTTTGCTAATGATAACCTATGCGGATTTTGCGCGGCATTACCTTTCCCTCACTTTAAAATTAAGAATGTGTACAGAGAACATCGAACTGTTGTATTACCAGATTTTCAAGGTATTGGTATAGGACATAAGTTTTCAAATTGGGTTGCTGAATATTTCATCAAACATGGCAAAAGATATGTTTCTACAACTTCTAACCCAGCATTGATACATGCAAGATGTAAAGATGTAAAATGGGTGTTGAAAGAAATGCCGAAAAGAAAGCATCAACCTAAAAATGCAAAAGTTTCCAAAATATCGTTCAAATCAAATTCTCACAACAGAATTACAGCAAGTTTTGAATACATTGGAAATAAACAATAAAACTATGGCTAAAGTAAGTTGTGGAACGCGCAATTATTCAAACAATTATAATACAAAACAAATATGGACGAAACGAAACGCTGCTTTTGCTGTGGGGGGGCTTGATATGGGATAATTCAACCGACAGAATGGATGATGAAAATGCTGTTGTGGATTTTTATCATTGTCCTAAATGTGGATATTCTTATGAAGTTTATTCTCCAACAGAAGAAGAAAAAGTAGATTATAAAGATTACTGGAATGGCAAATGAACAAAATCTTATCCCAATGAATAAGCAACCTCCCGAAGTGCGCAAAGAACTCGGAAGTAAGGGTGGAAAAAATTCGGGCAAAATAAGACGTGAAAAACGTGCTATGTATGAGATTCTTAATGCTATGATAAATCAACCTATCGCAGCAAATCAAAAAAAAGCACGTGAAGCTTTAAAAAAGTTAGGCATAAACTCGGCAGACGCGACAAATGGCGCACTGATAAACCTACAACTTATCAATCTTGCGCTCAGTGGGCAAGTTGATGCAAAGGTTAAGTTGCGTGCGATTGAACTTATACACCGCTTTGTCGATGGTCAAAAACTTGACGTTACTACAAATGGAAAAGATATTGCTCGCGAGCCTTTAATGGTTGAAATCATTGATAGTAGAGAACAAGTTGATACGGACGATAATGACGAAGAAGAGGAAGAATAAAATACAGACAACAAGAATCTTTTCAGAGATTAACAAAGCCTACATTCGCGGTTATACGACAGTTAGCGAGCAAGGGAGTAGCCGTTCTTCTAAAACATATAACACCGTTATATGGCTTTGTGTGTATTGTTTGCAGAATGCCAATACTGGTGTGTCTATAGTTCGTGCCACTCTACCTTCGCTCAAAGGTTCAGTTCTCCGTGATTTTAAAGAAGTGATGCAAGATATGAACATTTGGGGAGAATGCAAGTTCAATAAATCTGAATTGATTTGCACCTTTCCAAATGGTTCATGGGTGGAGTTTTTCTCATGCGATAACGAGCAAAAATTGCGCGGTCGTAAGCGTCAAATTTTGTACGTTAATGAAGGCAACGAGCTGAAGTTCATTGAATGGCAGCAGCTACAGATGCGTACCACTAAATTCTCTATCATTGACTACAACCCCTCATTTACGGATGACCACTGGCTATGCACACTGAATAAAGAGCCTAAGACTTATCATTTTATCACAACTTACAGAGATAATCCATT